TTCAACTGGTGCTACACCTAGATTTGTTCCATTAGGCGCTAATGACAAATCGGTTAGAGCACAACCAGTAGATCCTGTAGAAAGACCTAGTCACCTACCTAAATTTTACATATTTGCTAGCAAGGGACCTTCTAAAGACAATATCGTATCTGGTGGTGCAGCTGTAAACCTATATGGTTCTGATACTTTTGACGAACACAGTCCATTCTTTACGCACAGTACTAAATTCCTAATAGGTTGTACTGGTGCTGGACAACAAGTTATGGTTCAAAGGTTACTACCATCTGATATAGGCCCAAGAAGTAACATAGCATTGTATATGGACGTACTAGAGTCTGATATACCAAACTATAAGAGAAATAGTAGTGGTGATGTAGTAAAAGATACTGCTGGAGCACCAGTAGTAGATGATGCTAAACCAACTGTTAAAGGTTATGAGATTAAGTTTGTAACTGACTATAACAGTACTGAAGAACCAGTTCAATCTGGATTACTAACAAGTAAACCAGGTGTCATGATGAAAACTGTAGTAACATACAGAGATAGTGAAACTGAAACTGAAACAGTAGATGTTCCAACTGGTAGACATGAAGTACAAAGAGTAGGTACAGGCAGATTTAATACAATAGTAGAGGATAACCCAAATCCTGAGAAAGAAGAACTAACAGCAGTAGAGTATAAGCCTAAGATTAGAACTAAACTAGAGACTGCTAGTGGCGCTGATAGTAATGCTAGAGTAGAGCTTAAAGAAGTAGTTGTAAAATGGGATATGCTACCTAGTATACAAGATGTAGTAGATAAAGCTAATAGCACAGATGAAGCTACTAAAGCTACATATGATAAACTATACATAGACAGAATAGCTACGTATATGGAAGATGCTATTAATAATCCTGGAGTTTATGTACAAACTACTCTAGACGGTGGTAAACTATCAGATCCATCAGTAGCTGCTATACTTAAAGCTGCTAATGATATGGCTGCTTTACAAACTGAGAACACTTCATTCGGTACAACAGATTTTAAAGATAAATATCCTTGGAACGCTATGAAGCTAGTTGCTAAACCAGCTGACTTTGCAGAACTAGATGGCTCTAGCTATAAAGATAAAATAGCTACGATTTCAGCTACTATAACTAACAATGTTAAAATTAGTAGACAAGAAGAAATTATGGAAGATAAGCTAGTAGAGATCGTAGATCATGTTACTAGACCTATTAAGATAAAAGAAGAGAAAGAACTAGTCTCTACTATGTATCCGATTATGGAGTGGAGAGCTAAATACCATGGTAAATCTTATAACAATTTAGGATTTAGTATCAATACACAATACCTAAATGAATTTAACAAAGTATTAGCTAAAGCAGTTAAGAAATATCCATATACATTTAGTGTTTATAGTAGAGCTAATGAAAAATCTTCTGGAGAGGTATTTAGAAGCTTATTCGGAGAGAATGAAGTAGAAGTACTACTATCTGGTAGTCCAGTTATAGATCCATCTCTAGAACAAAGAAGAGATATACTAAACGTATTTAAAACAGAGTTCTTTAACGAAACTGATCCTATTAAACCTTATAAACCATATGGCTTCGAAGATCCATACTTTTACGATAATAACGTAGAGAAACTTCTTAAGAAGTTCTTAGAGTCTGAATCAGAAGTTATTAGCTTTGAACCAGCTCTATATGAAGCTGATAATGAATATGCTAAGAACATAGACTGGTATGACTTTGATGCTTTAAGTAAAGAAGATCTAGCTGATCAGTATGGTCTTATTAACCCATTCACTTGCAAAACAAGTAAAAATGTTAAACTACAAACTGTAAAACTATCTGAAGATAGACCTAAACTTAGAGAGAATCTAAAAGAGGTTAATATGTCTGCTAATAAACCAATATTCTTAGCAGGTGGTTCAGATGGTACTATGGATAATGCACACTTTGAAGAAGCTGTTAAAGCAGAGTTCTTAAAATATGCAGATCCTGATAGTGAATTACAAGAGTTAGCATATGCTATAGAAAGTTGTATTTGGGATAGTGGATTTAGCCTAGATGTTAAGAAAGAGATGATCAATATGATCTCTATTAGAAAAGACACTATGGTTGGTCTAGGTACTCATACTGTAGATGGTAGTAAACCACTACCAACATCTAAAGCTAGAGCTATAGCTACAGCATTGAATGCTAGATTGAAACTTAACCCTGAATCTACTTACTATGGTACATCTGTAGCAAGAGGTATAGTCGTACTAGGTGCTGGTGAGATCAGTACAGAAGATACTGGTATTACATATCCACTTACGTATGATATTATGGTTAAAACAGCTAGATTTGCAGGAGCTGGTAACGGTAGATGGAAGAGAGAGTTTATATTCGACCATGGTGAAAATGCTGTAATTAGCACTATGAAGAATATAGTACCAGAGTTTATACCAACTACTATAAGACCAGTACTATGGACAAGTAACGTTATCTATCCACAACGCTATGATAGAAAGAATCACTTCTTCCCAGCGTTACAAACTGTATATGATAACGATACATCAGTACTTAACAACTACTTTACTATACTTGCTCTATGTGATGTTACTAAGATTGGTTTCGACACATGGAAAAACTTTACAGGTGTTATAAGCTTAACTCCTAATGAGTTTAAAGCAGAAGTAGAGAAGTTTGCTACTACAGCTGTAACTGGTAAATATGCTGGTATTATTACAGTTGTACCTGAGTGTGTTATAACAGAAGCTGATGAAGCTAGAGGTTATAGCTATCAGTTAGTATTTAAACTATATGCTAACAATATGAAGACAGTTTGTGTATACACTACAGAAGTATATAGAGCTGGCGAAGAATTAAAATAAGGAGATAGAAAATGAGCGCAAGATTAGTAGACGCAATATACGACGCTACGAGAGTTAACGCTGGAGCATCTCCTACGTTAGACTTGAACTATGGCGGTATGATGGGCGTAATGCCTAGATACGGCTTTTACGATAAGAATAGTAAGAAGTACTATGGAGAGTGGATCAACGCTACTCCATACGTTAGAGAGAATATACTACCAGTACTATTAAGCTACCCTAAGTTCTTAGACTGGGTACCTGATAGAGAACGCTGGATCGGTATGATGAAAGCTACTTTTGAAACACATGCACAAAGCATAGATGGATTAAAAGCAACTCTAACACTAGAGACAGATACATCTACTAACGTAGGTGGTGCTGGTGCTGTATTTGAAGTACCAACTAACGCTACCTATGAACAAACTTCATTGTCTTACACATTCAAAGAGAGAATGGGTAGGCCGTTTAATAAGTTCTTTACATTCTGGATAGAGTACGGTATAATGGATCCATATCTTAAAGTACCTAAATCTTTAAGATATCTAAAAGATCCTACTACTAACGAAGAGTTTAATATGTATACACCAGACTTCTACTCAGCTACAGTATTATTTATAGAACCTTCTAATGGTAATACAACAGTTGAGAAAGCTTGGTTAGGATTTAACATATTTCCTAAATCTGCTGGTACAGTTGAAGGTAAGAGGGATCTTACTACTGCTAAATCTACAGAAGATGTTAGCATAGACTTTGCTGGTATATTTATACATACAGACTCTGTTATTAAGTTAGCTAAGTCTATATTACCAAAACTTATCTCTATGTACGAAACTCCAGATTATCAACTTACAGTTCCTATTGCTGGATTCGATCCTGCTGTTAAAGATAACCAAACAGCACACAGTACAGATAGAGAACAAGGTAATGGTGATCTTGAGTATGTTACACACCCAGGTGTATATAACAGCTAGTACCATACTAGTACTAACTACAACTGAAGATAGTTTACTATCGAAGTTAATAAAAAAATAAATATATGCTACAGTAGTAACCGTAAGGTTACTACTGTAGTTAAAATTAACTTAGAAAGGTTACAACTGGCAATTACAGCTTACTTAACTAAAGCTGCTGTAAGTTCTTCTTTTATACCAGCTATAAAAGATTTACTAACAGTGCTGTCTTTGATCTTAACAGCAAGACCACTATTTTTATATGGCTTGCCTGTTAAAGCATTTGTGCCAGATACTTCTCTAGTAATAACGCTAGAGATTTTACCACCTCTTGCATATGGAGTCTCTACAACTACAGCGTTAAGGCTTTTATCCTTTTTGAGTGTAGCTTTAGCAAACTCTGCTGCAGACTGTACTGCTGACTCTGCATAAGCCTTTGTGAAATCAGCTACGGCTTTAAATGTGTCGTATTTGATCTCAGCTTCTTTTAGTGCTTCTTTAAATCTAGCACCGTCACTATAGCGAAACTTGTTGACGTGTTTTGTATCGTCAGCTTTCACCAACTCGTATTTTTCTGTTTCAAATTTGAAACTTGCTGCATTTTCCATGGAATGCTCCTTATGTGTTTTGAAATTAGAGAAACATACTACAAGCGTATGTAATATATCTACTCAACGTAGAAATAGTGTAATAAAAAAAACTACACATTTTAGCTAGTCTAAAATTTACTAACTACGTATAAGTACTCTATTACGTAGCTCTTGATATGTTCTTCTATATAAATAATATCTAACTGTATAGGTGTCACTTTGACGCCTATACAGTTAGATGTTCTACTCTAGTATAGCTATGCTATACTAGAGCATATCTAACTAAGTAATATTCACTTTGACACTAGCTTAGAGTATAGTTTCTATTTTTATCTACTCTCTCTATATAGAGTGATCTAATGGTAGTTTCAAACACTGTATTGGTTATAGATTGTTTCTTTGTTTCGTGCTATAATCTTTTATACTCCATTAATAAAAATTCTGCTACTATTAGATCGTTTGTCCTATTTAAAGTTATGCTACAGATGTTCGTATAGAACATCTGTAGTAGTTTATTTAACGCTATGGCTGATCACGTAGATATAAGGAGTACTGATATGTCGGTAGGTACAAAAAAGATAACAACACAACTATTAGATTTAAGTGTTAAAGATAATTTTGAATCTGTACTAGATGGTACTGGTAAGCCACTCTCTATATTAGATTCTTTAGGATTTGGAGAACTAGGTAGTACTATTAATAAATTAATAAATAAAGTAAAGTCTGTAGTTAATAAAATACTATCTGCTATAGGTAATGTACTATCTAAGATAGGAGCTTTTATTAAGCGTATACTTAAAGCTATAGGAGATATACTTAAACCAATCTTTAAAGAGCTTATGAGAATATTAGGTATACCATTAAAATGGTTAGGCAACTTAATGAAAAATGCACTTAAATTTATAGCAAGCTCATTAGGCACCCTAGGAGGCTGGCTAAAGGACGTTCTCGGTCTAGACAATGGTATGGGTAACATGAAAGACTTCGCGTCTCTAGCGGTCTCTGACATAGCTAGAACAGGCTTTTTAGCATCCATATTTGGATACTACTCTAGAGATAGACATGGACTAGGTTCTGTTACTGATAGATTCGCTAGAGAGTGCGGTTTAGAACCAGTAGCTAAAGCATATCGTAAGCTCTTTTACCATGGTAAAGGTAATAGAGACTATTACGATACTTATAACGATATGTTCTCTAGGTATCCAGATAGAGATGAAGGTAGAATATATAATGCTTATTATAATAGAGATTTTAAATATAGAAATGATTATTTTAAATCTTTAGAACTAGCAGACTTAGGCTCTATCTTTACTAGGTTTAAGTATATGCAACTAGACGGCTCTACTCATAAACAGTTAGTAGAACTATCTGCAGTAGATGATCTTGATAGATGGTTACCTAAACATAGAAGAGTAAATTCTAATAAAACCTATGAAGAGCTTAACCAACCTAGAACATCTTATAGTAACCTAGAAAAGCTTTCTATTATACGTAAATCTAGCTCTAGATTAGAGCATAAAGATTTAGAGTATAACGATGTAACTGGAGATGGTATAATCAATACCTATACTGCTAAACGCAGTATGGAAGATACTATGTTACGTAGATATGAACTAGATAAAGGTTCTACATTTGAACGTTATTACTATAAAGGTCGTAGACCTAACCTAGAAAAACCTTTAGAGTTTACAGGTAAAGACTATACACCTTCTGTAGCTATGGATACTACTAAGAAAACAGAAGCTGAAAAGATAGGTAGTACAGTAGGTATAGTAGGTATGAAACTTAAAGAACCTGTTACCTTTGCAGAATCAGATGGTATAACTAAAACAGTTACTGTAGATACTAAACAAGCTGATATTTATAAACCATCAGCAGCTAGAACTATTAAATTTAATTTTGATAAATAAGAACATATAGAGTAAGTACACTAGTACTTACTCTATATGGTTATTTTATTCTGCTCTAACTGAAATACCAGGTAGAGATGTAGTAAAGTTACCTTGTGCTGTAAATAGACTTAATGGTCCATTAAGCATATCTCCAATATAACTAGCTCCCCTATGTGGAGATATGATAGATTTTATATTAACCCAAGTTCTAGATAGTCTTTGACCAACTTTATTAAGAGTATACTTCTCTGTTTGTATATCTCTACCAGCTAGTGTAGCTAAGTATCTACCTAATGGAGTAGTATCGTCCATACCAAATGTCATTATTTCGTCGAATATACCTTTTACTACAGGAGCTGCTGTTAGTGTACTAAAATCAGTTACTGTAAAGCTTACATCAACACCTAATGGTTTTCTAGATTTAGTAAACGGTAGGTTAGTAGTACCTCTAGTTATAGATAGCGATGTTATCATACCTAGTTTAATATTTTGCATACCTTGCATATTAAGACTACATAGGAATGGTGATGTATACGAAGCTTTACCAGTAGCTAGTGGTAACGTACCAGCTAGCAGCATACATAGTGGTATACCTATAGATTGCATCATACTGTAAGCATTACCATATACACAAGCTAGTTTCATATTGTAAGTTATAGAAGGAAAGCTTACAGAGCTATCTGACCATCTCTTAGGTATATCTATATAAGCATCTCCGAATATAGTTGCTAATACGTCTGTAAGACCCATAGTAACACCACTAGCGCCACCCATAATAGTTTCTTTTACAGCACCCATGATAGCACCAGTATCTATAGGACCACCTAGGTTACCACCAGAAAAGTTAAACTTAAAATCTTGTGCTGTACTAGCTACTGATTTAATCATACCACCAGTATCTATATCTCTAATATCGTTACTAAAAGATTCTGTTTGACTACCAGGAAAATCAACACTAAATATAGCAGATAATCCACCATCGTGTATAACAGAGTCTGCTGTAGACATAAAGTTTTTATACCAAGGATCTTTATCTTCAGTTCTCTCTCCGTTAAAGTTATGGGTAAAACCAGAACTATAACTAGATCTCTCTTTTCTATCTAGTTTATTTATAGAATCTTGTAATTTACCTTTCTCAGCACTTATATCAGAATTTACTTTCTGTGCTTCTTCGCCAGCAGATTGTGTTATATCATTATCATCTGGATCCCACATATGAGAACTCTTAATAGCTTTATCTAAGTAAGATTGAAACGTGCCAATCTGACTACTACTTAGTGCGTATGCAGATTCATTAACATCTGAAGATATATCTTCATTACCAGTAGGTAGTGCTAACATAGCTCCATAACCATCTATCATTGGTATATCTACATTATGCTCTGCTTTCTTTCTACGTAAGAAATCACGATACATGGCTTGTGGATGGGCCATAACCCCAAATACATCTATCCAACCAGTCTTACTATCAAATAGTCCATAGCCTAGTATATCTGCTATAGCTTGTAGTTCATCTTTATTAAGAGTAGACGGTGCTCCTAAGTCATGTTGTAAATCAGCATACTTACTAGCTTCTAAGTTCTCTATAATAGGGCTTATAAGTTTAAGTTCTGTAGCTAGCTGTGTAGCTAAGTTATTTACTACAGACCAATAGCTATGCATAGTAGGTTTCATATAGTAATAGTCATAGCTATTGTTCATATTTAAGAATTTACTTATAGCTTTTACAGCCCATATGATACTAGCTGTTATAGGTATACAACTGAATACTACTACTGTACCTATCATCTTACCAACATTATAGAATATAGGTTTTCTACCAGTATTAGCAACTACAACATCTCCATAGTCTATAGCAGACATCATAAAGTCTAATAAACCATTGAACTTCTTAACACCAAATGTTAGAAATACTAAGTTAGCGTTATCGTCTATAGCTTCGCTATAGTACTGTCCCATACCTAAATGTGTACCTTGCTTAGTAGGGTTAATATCAGTAGGTTTTCTACTTCTACCGAATGTAGGATTATATCTAGGTCTTATATCGCAATATCTAGTCCATTGTGGTTTAGGGTTACAAGCTAGGTGACCACCTAGTCTAGTATCGCTATATTTAAAGCTTGCTGTAGTAAAGAATCTACCATGTGCTAATCTTTCGTCTGATAGCTCTTTATTACTTATACCGAATCTAGTTCTAACCCAATCTAAATCTAATACTTTTACATTATTTATATGTCTATTACTAGCAAACTCATCTAGTATTCTAACATCATTAGTCATCTGCTTAGCTTGATCTACTCTTACATAGTTTCTAAGTAAAAATCCTCTTTCATCCCACTTCATCTCTTCTTGTGCCATAGTGGAATCTCCTTCTAGTTATAATTTAGTATAGAGTATCTGGTCTACTATTAACCAGATACTCTATACGTGTTATATTACCAGGTTAATACCTTATTAATAGGTTTACTACTGAATTGTCTCTTTAAGCTATTAGAAAGTATTTTAATATCTTCACTATTAGCTTCTTGGTTAACAGCGGTTTTTACATTAACCATATCTGCTATATCAGATTCTTTTATATTCAATGTTAATATATTGTTAACAGATTCTGTATTGATATTCTTTTCATTAAGCATATCGAAAGTATTAGCATTATTTATACCAGGTTCTGTTACCCAGTCCCAAGTTAATATAGCAGTAGTGTGTTTAATAACTATGCCATTAACTACTTCATCTCTACTTAGTGATCTTACACTAAATGCTACGTTTCTATCTTTAGTCTCTAATGCTTCTCTAAGGAACTCACCTTTAGGACCTGATGGTTTAATCCAACCTAATACTATAACTATGTTACCATAGTTACCAGCTATATTACATTTATCATCAGTATTCTGTAATGTAACTTCTTTAATATGGAATGCTACATTGTTCATATCGTAACCAGCATTCCTATTCATAAACTCTGCCATACTCATACCAGATACGAACTTAGGATGGTCCATCTCTCCTAATAGATAACCTTTCTTTATTCTTCTTCTAAAGAAGCTATTAGGGTTATTAATCAAATCTTCTATACCTTTAGCAGTATAGAATGCTCCACTACTATTAAATACGTTAAAAGCACCTAATCTTACTTTATAATAACCTTCAGCATCTTTTTCTATAGTGCTAGTATTACTAGGTTTATATTTAGCAGCATTAAGTACTATTCTAAAATTATTATCCATCTTACTTTACCTTATCTTAATTATTTTCTTAATATCTTAGAAATATCAGAAGATTCAGTTTCATCTTCTACTATAGCAGATGTTAAACCAGCATCAAAATAGTTACCTATAAGCTTAGCTGCTGTATCTTTAAAACTCTGCACATCAGCTAGTTTAGTATAGACTATCTTCTCTTTAAATATATCATCTCTACTACGTATAACTTCTTTATATGGTTTTAATCCAGTCTTATCTTTACTAATAAGACTAGCTAATATATCAAAACCTACAGGATCATTACCAATACCATTACCAGTATACTTCTTACTATTTCTAAATATATTAGAAATATCTTCATAGTTCATATACCAAGGCACTTTACCATTATTATAAAATTCATCTAGTATATTAAACATTATACTAGTATCTTGTACTAAGTTGTTATTAACTACTACAGTACTATCTTTATAGAACTTTAACATAATATAGCTAATTTCACTAGTAGGTAAACCTTTTATGTTTACCATACTGATTTTATCAGGCTGTAGAGATTGAAACACAGGTTCATTCGTTATAGCATAGTTGTTATTATCGTCTACTATACAGTAGTAAGATATTAAGTTAGTTATTTTATCTAAGAAGCAGAGTCCTTTAGATGTAAATCTAGAAGGAAATAATATTCTAAGATTATCAGTAGCAACAGTTTGTGTACCTACTATCTTAAGCTTCTTAGCTATCTCTTTTGGATTACGTTTCCAACTACTTACATCTATAGTATCTGCCATACTAATACTCCTAGTTTATCTTAAATATCTTTACTTGTCCTAATAGGAAGTCTGTTATTAGATCAGTTAGTACATAACCTAATACATCATCAACTCCATTAGCTTCTTCTTTAGTAGCTATATACTTTTCACATAGTCTAATAAACTTATAGTAGTTAGTTTTATTAAATAATAAGCCAGCTACTAACTCTATACCAATATTCTCTATATTCTCTAATGTATCATTTAGTTCAGATTTTCTAAGTATATCTTCTACTTCATTTTTAAGAGATGGTATATTACCACTAAAGCTACAATAGCTTAATAGATCTTCTGGTAAGCTCTTAAGTACTTTCTCTAGAGATCTAGTATAGATAGCTACTATTCTATTACGTCTTACTATAGGATTTTCATAGTTACAACCTATTACAAATGTATCCCATACTTTAGATAGTTTATCTTTATTCATTAGGATATTATTCTTTAAGTTATAACCAATAGCTCTCTCTTTAGGTTCAGTAACAGCTAGACCATACAATGCATCTACTATACCTACTTCATTATCCATACTATCGAATACTGGTTTAAATACCATTACATCATACTTATTAACTTTACAAGTACCTAGGAATAGTACTTCAGCACTTAATGCTTTATCATATAGCTCTATAGCTTTAGCTAAGTATGTTTCTAGTTTCCATATGATTCTGTCTAACTGTGCTACAGTTATATTAAGTTCAGAACTACGTTCCATCTTAATATAGCTAGCTATGAACCAAGCTTTTACTATATCAGTACTTCTAAATAAGCACTCATCTGGATCTAATACAGAGTTAGCTAGTTCGAAGTATTTAGTAGGATTAGATAGATCATCTTCTGTAAACATAGCTTTAATATATCTATCTAAAGCACTATCAGGATTCTTAATAACAGTTAGTTCTACATATGGTAGATCATAATCTATATTTCTAGTTTCATTCCACTGTATAGGATTACTAAATAGTTTAAGTTCATTAGCTTCTTTAAGTAGATCTGGTATATCTATCTCTACTAAACCATACTTACTAGCTTCAGATGGTTCTCCATTAGAAAACTCTTCTTTAGCATAGTTAATAAACTCTAATAGCTGTGCTTTAAAATCATTTCTATATAGTTTAAGTTCAGAACACATAACAGATGATATTTTCTCTACTACTAGAGCTCTATTAGCATCATCTGGTTCAGATGTATTCAATACGTTAAGTCCGTTACTATAGTCAAAGTCTAACTTCTTACCTCTCTCTATAAGATAGTTAGCTAACTCAGATACATTATTATTCTTATATAGGCTATCATATGTGCTCATGCTCTTATTTACCTTCCACATTCATTCTTATACGTTCTACAGAAATATCAGATAGTATATTAGATAGTTTATCTCTATCTATAGTATCTAGTATATTGTCATAGTCTTTATGTATTACATCTAGTACACTATCAACTGTAATAGACACTATCTTACGTATAGTATCTTCCATTTGTGCTTTATAGTTATCACTATTCATAATCTATATATCTCCTTATAAATTTCTAAAATACATCATAAGCCTATATTATAGGCTAAAATCACGTATCTAGAATTTCTAGTACTGTTATAAGATAACATAGTAGAGTACTATATACTCTACTATGTTACCCAAGCAAAAAAAGTGAAAAACTGACGAAATATATACAAAGACCGAATACATGTATATATAACATACTATCGATAGTAAGCTAGAACTCCCTATCAGCAATGGAAAGAATTTTTATAAAAATCCTAACCGAAATACATTTTTATTACATCATCCTCTACCTTCTTAAGTAACGTAGTAGTAGTACCTATAAGGTTAGGACTGTTAACTATACGTGCTGATATAGATAGGTTACTAAATACAGCATCTATAGCATCTCCAGACTCTGTAGTCATATCGTAGTCAAATACTTCACCTACAGTACATTTAAGTTGGTTAGCTACTATACACTTATCACCAGTACCCATAGTTTCATTAACATCTATATAGATCTTAAGTTCTAAGCTATCTGGTTCTAATAGTTTACCTTGTATAGTATAACCAGGTCCTACTTTACCAGTATAACCTGTAGCTTTAGTTAATACTTTATCAGAGTACACTATAAGATCTTGTACAGACTTACTAGCTTCTTTAGGATCAAAGTTATAGAATGCTATTACTTTAGATACTGTACCTTTAACTTTAGCTTTAGGAGATATGGTAGCCATATCATTTAGTATAGCTAAAGCTTTTTCATCTAGAGAGCTATCTAATGCTATATCTCCAGATACTGTAGTTACTATAGTATCATTAGGTTCTACTTTATTACCTATATCTACTAGCTTAAGTATATTATCGGACTTATTAATAACTATAGATTTTACTTTAGTTAATGTAGTACCTAATACATTATATAATCTATTAGAGATAGCTATAGAGTCATTCCAGGTTTGTGGATCTTCAGATAGCATAACATTAACCATAGTACCTTGTTTATAGATTACTCTTCTAGTATTAAACACACAAGGTTCGAAGAATAGTTTATCATAGACTAAACTATCATCTTTTATAAATAGATCACCATCTTTAAAAGAAGTGATCATTTCATGTGTATAACAAGTACCAGCTTCTTCTTTAGAAGTCCAGTTATAGAGTCTATAAGTTTTAGTAGTACCAGACTTATAAGTAACTGTAATGTTATTAGAAGTTACTTTATCTACAGTACCATCTTCTTCTGCAGTTACTACAAACTTAGGACCTGCTTTTATAGGTACTATAGTCTCATAACCAGTTAGTACTCTGGAAGCTGTCATGTTATTAGTAGCTACAATGTGAGAGCTCATTATGCTAGAGAAGTTTAACCTCTTAGCATCATCTGTTATACCGAATGGAGTTAACATACTAGATGTACTTAGCATATTCTCCCATTTCAACTCGTTACTCTCTTTACTAGTGTCTAATAGACCATTGATAGTACTTATATTAGGATTAGCTGTCATATAGGCTGTTATACCTACAGAGCCACTATCTTTAGTAGCTTCTGATACTATACCTACTTCAGTAGTATTGAACTCTCTAGTACGTTTTACCATACCTTCTTTTCCTCTACCACCATCTCCTAAGTATGTAGTATCTTCTTTCTGTTTTATAAAAGCTAATGGATTAAGATCATCTACAGCTACTTTACTATTATCTCCCATTATCTTCTGTAGTATAGCATATTTATCTAGTACTATACTAGCTCTGCTAAACATACTAGCATTCTCATAGTCTTTATAAGCATATACTAATGTCTTATAGATTATACCAGCTATACGTTCATAACCTTTAAGCATCATATCAGTAACGGAGTTAGGGTGTTTAAAGTTATTATCTAGTAGCATCTCAGTAGCTTCTATTAATAATCCTGTAAAACTCTCTGGACCTTTAGTTTGTTTAATAACATTCATAGTCATAGGGTCTATGAACATAGATTCTAATATGTTAATTTCATTTACATATTTTACAGAACTACTTAAGTTACTATAGATAGTAAAGTACCTATGCCATATGTTAGTAAAACTAACTCTAGAGTTAAATTCGTTTATATTAAAATCTTTAATAAGTTTACCTATAGTACTAAACCCAGCTAGTATAAGATCTCCTATACCATAGTCTCTAGTTATTATTAAGTTAACATCTTTAAACTTAAAGCTATATTGATCTTTCTCTAGTTTAACTCTAGTTTTACTTATAGAATATTTTACTTTAAGTAACTTCATTAGGTTTTCTAATCCTAAATAGTAGCTTAATAATAGACCTATAGGTATAGCTTCTTTAAGTAAGGCTACTCTTACGAACTCTATAGGCATTTCGTCACTGTCTATATTAATAATATCGAATAGATTACCTAGTTCATTTAGTTTACCATTCTTTATTTCATATAGAGTGTTCATAAAGTCCATAGCTAAGAAGTTATCTTTATAAGTACCTACTATAACTACAGTACCAGCTTCTAACTTAACTACATCATCTGTAGTGTAACCTGGTAAAAATGTAGCTCTATTATCATAGTTAAAGTTAAAGCTATACTCTCCATAATCGAAAGATTTTACCATAGAGGCTATCTGCGCATATAGAGTAGGTAGTTTAGCATCTGGTATCTCTATACCTAATGATACTACGTTATTACATTTACTATCATAAGCTTTATTCTTAGGATCTTCTTTAGCTCTTAATTTCTTATAGAACCATTTACCTACATTAGCATCAAAAGCATTAAAAGCTTTACCTACAAACAGTTTACCATAGTAAGAACTAAGTACTACTGTAGTAGGGTCTATTTTGCGAGAGTAGAGATCAACACGCTGGACACGCATCATGTACGTCACGTTGTTAATACGAAATGTACCATCTTCGTTTATATAAGGTATATCAAATTTCAATGTAGTTTTCTTACCTGTTATATTCATAATCTCTACTACATGCTCTTCTATATCACCTGTTATATCAGATACATCATTTACAGTATAGCTTAATATTACATTATTAAGATTCTGTAAGCTATACACAGTTCTAGTTATATCTTTTCTATATTGCTCTCTTAGGTATTGTTTCTTAGCAGTAGCTGCTATGTTCTTATTAATAGCTTCGTCGAATATAAGTACATTAGAAGCTATAGTAGCTTCAGTGTCGTTTATAGTAAAGTTATCAAACTCTCTATCTAGCATCTCTGCTACAGTACCACCGTCTTTACCTACTATAAAAGGATTCTTAAGATCATTCTGTTTATTAAAGCTATCTAAGTAGCTCTTATAGGTAGCTTTACTAATAGCTTTAGTCTCTAGTAGGTAATCTAACTCTTTTAAAGTTTTACCAGCTAGTTCATCTCTATAGTTATACTTCTTAAGCTCTTCTATAGACTCAAATACTCTATTAGTAGCTTTAGCTATCTCAGCATCTCTTTTATCTATTTCAGTTAGATCAAAATCTCCTATCTCTGGTATAAACGTATCTAGATCTAGGTCTATTAGATCAGATCTATTTTCATCTTCATACTCTTTAAGTACATCATTAACAGATAGTTTATCTTTCTTAGCTATAGACTTAGCAGTTCTTACTAGCTTTTTCATAGCTATATCTTTATTAATACTCTTATCTACTTTAGATAGTACTAATGGGCTACTAGTTAAGAACTTACTTAGTGTAATATATAGTAAGTATCTTATAGTCTCTGCTTTAGCTTTTTCACTAACATAAGAACTAGTTTCTAAGTTAATATCGTTATAACCTAATGCTTTTAGAAAGTTATCTAAACTCTCTGTATTAACAGAGTATTTATTACTACTATACTCTTCTACTATAGTATATAGGTAATATAGATTTATTAACATAGATTTATTTTCAAAGCTTACTAACAGATTAGTTATACCTAATTTACTATTAGCTATCCTATTAAATATGCTATTAGATTTAGTCTCTGGTGTTAACCACTTCCATAGTTCTATTAAGTTAAAATACCTATAGTCTAGTTTACTAATAGCTACATTAGATAGTTTCTTACTAAAGCTATCTAGTTCTGACATACTAGGTAAGTTCTTAGGTATATCGAATAGTATTATTCTATTATAGCTAGATAGTGATTTAAGATCATCTAGCATTCTATTAGCTACGTTGTTATACTTATTAAGGTTAATACTAGGACTATTAGTATAACTATATAGATAATTTAAACATCCATAGTTATAGATTATATTATTACCTTTATTCTCTATTATATTAGGAGGTAAGAACTTAAACTTCTTCTCTTCTTTTTGTAGTATAGATATAGTCTCTTTAGGATCATTATTAAGTTTAAAGCTACCTTCTGTTATAGATCCAAAGTTAGTAGGTGTTACTACGTTAACCTTATTAAGATTACTAAAATAAGGTATAGATCTACTTACAGACTCTAAAGCATCTGTAGGTTTAAAGTAATAGAATATAGTTTCATCTGGTATTATTAAACTATCAGACTTAACCACTGGAGGTTCTATAAAATCTATTAGTTTAGTTAACCCAACTACTTCGTAAATATTGTTAAATTTAGCCATATTTACTCCTTAGGTCAAAATTTCAGTTATGCCCAGCATTTATAAGGAAAACCTTACTATCTCGGGATTTTTGATCAATACGATACTATACTATATAGAAAGGACAGCCTATGGGATTTTTCGATGGTTTATTCAATACAGACGTAAAATACGATGCTATAAAAGATGAATATACTCTTGTAGGTATGTTAGGTTTAAAAGAAGTTACTAATAGATACGGTAATGATAATCTAAAGATGATATTTCATTCACTAGGACTTACAGAGTCTAAGTTCTACGGATGTTTTAAATATGAAGTAATCTCTATATTACAAGATCTTATTAAAAGACCTAATTACTATGTTAATGTTAAGAAGATAAAAGAAGTTTTAGATAAACTATTAGCTATGACAGAAGATAAGATATTAGATCCTGATAATAAGTTAAACTTTAAGAATATAGAGAAGATGAAGTTTAAACCTTTTGATTACCAATCAGAACTATTTAATCACTATGAATCCTATAAGAAAGATACTGGTAATAGAGGATTATTAGTAGGAGCTGCAGCTGGTACTGGTAAAGCACTAGCTAATGGTACGTTAGTAAAATCTTCTATAGGTTGGGTACCTATAGAGAACCTTAAAGTAGGAGATAGAGTACTAGGTGTAGATAGTAACTATACTAAAGTAATTGGAGTATATCCACAAGGCAATAGAATGCTCTATAGAGTTACATTTCAAGATGGTAGAACTATAGACTGTGATGGAGAGCACTTATGGACTATCTATAGCTATAATAAAGATAAAGATAAGAAAGATCTATCTACCTTAACTACACTAGAAATAAAAGAGCTATTAGATACACAGTTTACTACTAACTATAGAAATAAATATGGTATCTATATACCAGGTGTATCTTCTAGACATACTGATATAACATTACCTATAAATCCATATGTATTAGGTACATTATTAGCTACTGGTAATATAACTAACGCTCTTAATATAAATACTAAAGATAAAGGTGCTAGAGCTAACTTAGTTAGTAAGTTACCGACTGGTATTAAACTAGATACTATAGATTCTACTAGAATAGTAGCTAATAGTGAAACTACTAGTTACTTACCAGTACTTAAACAGTTTAAGTTACTTAATACAGTTAATGATGAACTCTATATACCAGAAATCTATCTAGATGCTTCTGAAAAACAAAAGCTAGAGCTATTAAGAGGCATGATGGATATAACTGGTTATGTTAACCAGTGGGGTGATACTGTAATGTATCTAGATAATAAAAGGTTAGTTAATTCTGTATGTAAGCTAGTATGGTCTTTAGGTGGTTTATGCTATACTAAAGAACCTGATATTAGGTTAGAAGATATTAAAGATAAATCTATAATAAGAAAGTATAGGTTAGTTATAAAACTAAATGTTACTGATGCTATTATAACTAGAGTAACTAATGGAGTTGAGAATCTATCTGCTCCTATAGAAGAGTATAACTTAGTACGTATAGAGTCTATAGATAAACTTTATGATGGTTTAGCTACTTGTATAAAAGTAGAAGATCCTAAAGAACTGTTTGTAATAGAGAACTATATAGTAACACACAATACTTATATATCATTAACATTTAGCGAAATGTTAGAAGCTGATAAAGTATTAGTAATATGTCCATTACCAGTACTAGAGAAAGTTTGGGTTAAATCTATAAAAGAAGAGCTTTATAAAGATAGTTCTAAGAATACTATATGGAGCTCTAAAGGTCCTATAGCTTATACAGATGAAAAGTTTATACTATGTCACTATGAAGCATTAGAATCTTTATACTCTATACTACCTAAGATAGCTGGTACTAGACTTACTGTTATAGTAGATGAATCTCATAACTTTGCAGATCCTAAATCTAAGCGTACTATATTACTACAAGATATAATAGCAAGATCTTTTACTAAGAATCTATTCTTACTATCTGGTACTCCTATTAAATCATATTCTACAGAGATTATTAATATAGCTAAACTAGTAGATGGTAAACTAACAGATGATAACTTTACTAAACTCTATAAGATCTATTCAAATCCTAATAAGTTCTTTAGATCTATACTACCAGGTAGATATAACGATATGACTTATGTTATAGAGAAGAAAGAAACAGAGTTAGAACCAGTTAATAAGATATACCTACCTGTTAAACTTAAGAACTCTGATGTCTATACATTACCTTACATACGTAACGAAATGAAAACATTTATCTATAATAGGATAGCAGAGATAGAAGCTAATATGCCTAAGTACTTAGAAACATATGAACTATGCCTTAAGTTAGCAGTAGAGAATGGATTTGAAAAGAAGACTAGTTATACTATAAAACAATATAGAGATCTAGTAGCAGTTATACAATCTGCTTATAAGAAGAAACAATTAGGTTTTATACCTAAAGAGATGGAGTTAGCTAATAAGATAGAGAATGCTATTAAAGGTTATCTACCTAATGAATTAGCTAAACAATGGATAGATATAAAAACACTTATTAAGTATCCTTTACTTAAAGTACAAGGTGAGTGTTTAGGTTTAGTAGTTATGCGTGCTAGAATAAATTGCCATAAAGATATTGCAGCTAGTTTAGATTATGTTAAGATACTAGATAGTACATTAAAGGATACTATTATATTTAGTAACTACGTAGAAGTATGTGATACTGTAGTAAAACAACTATCTAACTTAAAACTTAATATAGCTACAGTATATGGTTCTACTACACATCTACTTAATAAAGAAGTTAAACGTTTTACAGAAGATAAAACTTGTAATCCATTAGTAACTACTTATAAATCTCTATCTACTGGTGTACCATTAACTAATGCTAATGTAATACTAGCTATAGATCTACCATTTAGAATGTATGTATTTGAACAAGCCATATCGAGAGCATGGCGTGTAGGTCAAGATAGTCAAGTAGTAGTCTATATACCTTCTTTAGATACTGGTAGTGTACCTAATATAAACCAAAGGAATTTAGATATTATAAGCTTCTTTAACGAAGAGGTTGAAGCACTAACAGGATTTAAATCTGCTGTAGATGTAAAAGCTACTGATGATATAAACTTAGAGTCTATAGATAAATTTGATATGTATCTTAAAGACTATGATACTGAAATGATATACCATAAAGCTCTCTTATGGTAACTATGTAAATAACAAGGAAGGTGTATATGGAATACTCTACATATGATCCAACTAACGATGATCCAACTGTAAATTATAAAGGACCTGTTCAAGCTCCTATGGATAATAGTATGGGTACTACACAACAAGTAGTACCCAATCCTAATATGAATCCTAATATGAATAACTATGATCCTACTACTAGCTATAATGGTGGTTATAACTACCAATCTAATGTAGGCTATAATAATTATAATAACTATAATAGTACTCCTAATGATTCTATATGGGGAGAGTTTATATTTCAGATACTATTTATAATAGTAATCTTCTTAACTCCATATCTATTCTTTATACTTAAGAAAGATTTACTTAAGTTTAACTGGTTATCACCTCGTATAGCTACTATGCTAGAAAGATTAGAGCCAGTATTTACTAGGATGTTTCAGAAAGTAGGTGGTAAGTTACTTTCTAAAAAGCTACATACTAATATAAATGCTATGCCTGCTGAATCTACTACTATAGTAGCTGAGACTATATCAGATTCTCTTAAAGAGAAACTTAAGGTAGATCCTAATGATCCTGCTTATATGTATCAAGAGGTTACTACAGTAGAACAAGTACAACAACCTAGTTTAGAAGATGATCCTACTGTAAGCTATGGTAAAACTAAGATAACAGATGAGAATGGTAACTCTGTAGTTATTACAGATACTACCGTATCTAATAAAACTATAAACGAACCTTCTCCTAGTAGTTCTATTAGAGATAAGATCAATATACTATTAGATAACGATGATGAAAAGCTAGAAGGGCTAGAAGCTTATGATCCACACGAGGTAATAAAAAGAAACTTAGGAAGGACTAAATCATGAACGCATTACAATATACGTTTAACAATATGATAAGAATGGAGATACCTATAGAGATACTAGAGCTAGCTTTTCCACAAAAGAGAGGTACAGCACCATTATCTATAGAAGAGAGAATGCTTATAGAGTGTATAAGACCTATAATTATGACAGATATGAATGCCCTAGGTGGAGAGTTAGCTTACTTATCAGTAGGACAATGTAACTTAGTAGCTGTATCAGATTACTCTTATAACGAACAGTTAGGTTCGTTTATTATAGATGTACCTAAGACTATAACTAATAATAAATCTATAGTCTCTGTACTATCATTAGTACTAGGTGATTATAATGGAAATGGTGTATCTGGAGATGCTATGATGCAACAGTGTGTATCTCCAGTCGTAGCAGACGGTATGAGGCTACTAGGCACTATGCAACCTGCTAACATAGTACAAACTGCTAGATTAGAACTAGTAGGAGAGAATAAAGTATTAGTAGAAGCCTATCCGCCATTCATAACCTATGGTATACTTAAAGTCAATTTAGCTAATAATGCTAACTTAGAGAATATACAACCAGGTTATTATACACAAGTGTCTAAACTAATAACATTAGGTGTTAAGAGATATGTATATAATAAACTAAGAATACAATTAGATATAGGTCATATCTATGCAGGACATGAGATACCATCTTTTAAAGAGATAGTAGATAGCTATTCAGATGCTGGAGAGCTATATGCAGAACAGTTAAAAGTATGGGGTAAAGTATCTGTACTTAACGATAGTAGAAAGATGTCCCAATATACTTCTACTATGATAGGTATGTTGGGTTAATATAATTAAGATAGAGTAGAGTACTATATGTACTCTACTCTATCTGTTTATTGTTTAGGTTGTAAGCAGTTCGTAAACTCACTGCTTAGGCTTCTGGTTAGCACTCATGAACCTTTGTAATATCTTCTCTACTTGTTCTAGTTTAATCTCTAGTGTTCTATATCTTACAGATTGTTCTTCGTATAGCACTCTCCAAGATTTATTATAAGATCTAGCTTGATTAGCCATCATCTTTTTATAGTTATTATAGTCAGTATCTGATATAAGTACTGTAGGACCACCAGGTTGTTCTGTCATATCTGGTTTAATACTTATAGTATCGTGTACCATAGTAGCTATATTTTCATATAGAGTATCTAGGTTAATATTATCAGGTACTAGACCTAAACTTAATGTAATAAGTCTCTCTGTAGCTGTATAGCCTATAATAGCAGGCATCTCTTTGATTCTATCTGCAGGTACATATAGAAACTGTTGATCGTCTATAGCTAGTGTTATGATAGGCACATCACCTTCTAGATCCTCTATAAAGTCATCTTTAGTTAAACCATGTTTAATATAGATGTTATTAAGAGGATCTAATCCATCATCGTGAAACGATTTAATCTTACGTATCTCTACTACTTCATACTCTTTTTTATTTATATCTGGATCATCAGCATATGGAGCATGAAATATGAATACTCCTCTAGTGTTAATAGGAGGGACTGTATATTTCATATTGAACTTCCTTAGGTATATTATAAATCAGCGATTGATTAGCTTATAGAATAAAAAAAATAAAGTTATATTCAAGACTACAGACCTATACAGGTCTGTAGTCTCTTAGCTAGAACTATGCTGCTAATTGCACTTGAGACTTTAATTGTTTCAAGTACAACTCTAGTTGAGGTATCATAAACTTATAATACCTGTCTAGATAGTCAAAGTTCCCGCTATATAAATCGACTTTGCGATATATTTCGAGAATTCTATTAATCTCGTGCATCGTAGCGTCAGGTACTCTACCTAAATAATACCCGATGTCTGATAGTAGATTAAAGAATCTATCATGTCTAGACATGATAACCTCCTTTCCGCTAGTATACTGCTAATATACTAGCTAAATTAAAAGAGTACGTAGAAGCATTTAGCTTCTACGTACTCTCTATATTAATAATATATAATTATTTTTTATATCATTTTGATACTATTTCATTAGTTATGTTAGCTATAGTAGCTAATGCTTCTCTACCTAAGCTAGTATCTATCTTAGGGTTTAAATGTATCATCTTAGCACTATCTATAATATCACCTTCTGTACTAAACTTAATAAAGCTACCTTTAGTCTCTATGACTACATGTTCTTTAAACTTAATATAGACAGAACCATCTTCATTAGTTCTTACACTATCTATACTATCTAGTAGCATATTTAGTTTATCCTCTTTAGATTGTGCTATAGCAGGTACTTCATAACGTTTAGTAGTTATAATAACACTTACTTCTTTATTAACATTATTCAATATTCTATTATCTGTTTTAGGTTTATCTAGTCGCATATTACATTCCCACTTCCTGTTACTAATATACCACCACAATTAACAGCATCTCCTATTCTAACTACTCCTCTACCATTACAAGTTACATCTGTAGATGCTACTGCAGATGCTCTACTGTGTACAGGAGATGGAGATGGTGAAGCATGTGGTTGTATAGCATCTCCTAACCTATGAACTCCTAACCCATTACATATAGTATCACTACTAGCTTCTATTACATTAGTAGGTGGAAAGCTACCATGTCCTGATGCTATATCTGTTAATCTTACTACTGGTGGCATAGCTATTCAAACTCCTTCTTTAGTTCTTCTAATGTATCATAGGTATATTTCTTACCATTCCTATAGATACTATGTTTTACTATCTCATCTCCTACTATAGTAAAGTTACTTAGTAGGTATGCTTCTAGAAACAACTGAGTATCTATGTTATTATTCCTAATAACTAATATATCTACGTCACTACTTACAGTTTCTTCTTTAAACTTAGCTACAATACCTTCTACCTCTAATAAAGTTTCTAATTGTGTCTTATACTGTTCAAATGTAGCTTCTAAGTATAAAGGTTTTAACACAGCTAATGTAGGTAGTTCATTACCATCTTTATCTACTAAAGATTCTACCTCCCAAGTACGATACTTATGCGTTACTGTAAACTGAAAATCATATGTAGCATCTCTAAATCTACCTATAGATTGCCAGTTACTACCATCTAGCTTTATCTTCTCTTTAGGGTATATGTTATCTTTAGTAGCATCTTGAAAGTTAAACGTAAGTACTTTACCAGTTATTACTCCATTATTATCTATCTTAAGTTCATTAGGTATATTACCAGATAGACTCCACTCTAATGTTTCTTTAAATAACTTAGTTTCACTATGTTCTATAGTATGTTTAAAGTAATGAGTTTCCCATGGATTTATAGCATGGTATAAACCAGATTGATTAGTTATTCTACCAGTTGATGTTATAGTAGATTCCATATCTTATATCCTAATTAAGCTTGATAAGAGGAGCATTCATAGTCATAGTACCACCTGATTTACAAGTAGATGTACCAGATGAAGATAGGTTATAAGCTCCACCTACTTGTGTAGTCTTATTACCAGATACGTTACCAGTTTGGTTACCACCTATAGTCTCTTTATCTTCAGCTCCTATCTCTACAGTTCTATTAGAGCCTATCTTATGTGTATAGTTCTGTCCTGTAGTTATAGTAAGATCTCTATCATGGTTTATAACTATATCGTTATTGATTCTTATATTAAGTATACCATCTACAGATTTAAGTTCTGTATAGTTACCTTGTTGATCTACTAGTGTTACTATACCATCTGCTGTGTTAAATATAAGATCATACCAGCTAGCTTCACCATCATTATTAGCAGTATGAAATACTACTTCTTTATTTCTAGTATCTACTAGCATATAGTATTGTTCTTCTCCAGAAGGTTGATTAGGTTTAGCATCATCTTTATTAGAGAATCCATATATAACTTTCTCTCTCTTACGTATATTAGTACTTATAGAAGCCCAATAGTATTCATCATTACCAGCATACTGAAATAGATGTACCATCTCTCCTATAGTAACATCTGGTGCTGTGATTCTATTAGAGTTATATAGATTCAACCACTTAGCAGTTACAGATTTACCTTTCTCTACTTGTAAAGATGTAGTCTTACCAGACATATTTACATTATTAAGAGATTTCTTCTCTTTTTCGTTATAGTCACCTTCTAAGGTAGGCATAGACTCTACCATAGTTACTTCTATACTATAACCATCTTCAAGTTTATCTTTAACTACTTGACCCATACCTACCATTTTATAATTTGTATTTAAACTATCCATATCTCTAATATCCTAACTCTGAAATTAACACATCTGAAGATTTATAGAATCCTAGTGTTTCTAATACAACATACATCATACCACAGTTATCTTTTACTATACGTTTATAGTTAACACAGTTAAAGATCTCATCTGGTAGACCTTTACCTTCTATAAGACTCATAGGCGGTCTAAATATACCTATATTCTTCTTACCATACTTCTTAAGAAATACTCTAAACCTATTAGCTAACTCTTGATCTTCTAAAGACTCTAAGTAAGTATTCATTCTAGCTTCTGTATCTAAGTTAGTAGGTACTTTAACTACATTATAAGTAGGTTCACCAGGATAGCCATATTTATCCGAAAATACCTCTTTCCATAGTAAGTGATGTATATAAGGAGATTTCTCAGGAGCATCTTTATAAGATGTAGGATCTTTTATCTTATCAGTACCAAGTACTTCAGTACTACCTGTTTTAATCTTAGCTATAATCTCTCTTTCTATATCAGCTACCTTCTTTACATAACTATATAGATCTAGTTGCTTATGTTCTCTTAATGTAGCACGTATCTCGTCCATCATACCATGTCCAGCATTTCTATACTCTGCAGATATGCTAGAAGCTAGTAAGTGTACACCTTTTATCTCAGCTTTAGGTTCTCTAAGTACGTTACCTTCTTTTATAGATACATCTGCAAAGTAGTGCTTACTAGCATTCATAGTTACGAAACTATTCCACATGAACTCATTTTTCATCTTCAGTGTTTCAAACTTACTCTTATCTAAGTTCATATTACCAGATAGTGTTTTAATATAGTGGTCCATAGTCTGGGTAGCTATTGTCATCATAGTGGATGCTACACCTATAGGATCTCTATCTTCTCCATTACAGTTCTCTTTATACCAACGAGTCCAATCGTCATAGGTAGCACAAGTACTATCTGTATCTGATAGTACTATACACTTTCTCATAAGCTCTTTTATATAAGCTATATTGATAGGACCTACTTTAGTAATAAGTAGAGCTTGTATTAGATCTTTATACTCTGTAAGACCTTCTGCTACATATTTAGCAGTAGAAGCTAGTAGATCTAATAGTTCACTACCTACCATCTTATCGTACTCTATAACTTTACCTTTAATAGCATCTTGACAGATATTATGTACATGCGACTGTACACCTTCTTGTACATTCTCTATATCTTCTAGTTCAGTCTCTGGTGTGGTATAACCTGTCTTAGTAGAACTAAGTCTAGCTATAAGTTTAACCATAATATCTTTATTCAATCTTCTAAAGTTAAGTAAGTCATTTGTATAGAGTACCGCTGCTAATTCTAGTTTACTTAATTTACTTAAGTATTCTCTAATGTAATCTAATTTAGCTGGTATATTCCAAAAGTTTTCAGTACTCTCTTTTACCATAAGCATAACATCAGATACTTCTGGATATACTATACCATATTTATCTATTACTCTCTGTAAAGCTAACATATCAGCATTAGCTAATACACTACTTATATAGTTCAACACGCTATCTGGATCTCTAAATATCTTATTACCAGATATAATAGATTCAGTTACTGCATTACCTATAGAACTAACACATCTAGTTACTGATGTAAGTGTATAGTGTGCTGATGGATTATATAGTATAGTGCTCTTACTAGCATATGCTCCAGATAGAGAGTTATTAAATATCTTTCTAGTCTTTTGCATATTATCGTAATACATAGCTTTGTCTTTATCACCAGTTTGTGTATAATAGAATAGCTTCTTCTTATCTTCTTTTCTAGCTTTAATATTAACACTAATAAACTCTGCGTGTAGTGATTTCTTAATACTAGGATGTACATAAGCTGTAAATGATGGTACTAGTACATTATGTTCATCCTGTACAGATTTTATATAACTAAGTAATGGTTCTGTATCTATAAACATATCTCCATTTTCAGCTCTATGGTTAAACTTAACTATAGGATTTTTAATAGGATATGATTTAAGTACAGCTATTACTTTCTTTCTAGCTTCTTCTACTGGTATACCTTTAGATTTACTAATAAATATGCTTGCTTGTTTTATATATTCAGACTGTGGATCTAATCTATTTAAATATTCTTCAGTCTGTTTCTTAAATACTAATTTATCTACCATAACGTATTACCTTCTATTCTGTTCTTTAACGTCTACTAAATCTTAAAAAATAATAATAATAGTAACCAGGACCTTATGGTCCTGGTTACTACGTTCTCCATATCAAAAATCTAATCTAAATTGGATTTTATCATACTAATATAATCTATATTTTTTTATATTCTATTTTACAACCGTAGTAGCCTAGTTCTGTTAACTTAGCAGCTACTATGTTAATATCTTCTGTATTAGCATTAGGTATCTCTATCATTAGCTTAAGTTGTTCTACTTCTTGTAAGCTATCCATATCTATATACTCTAATGGTATCAATACAGTGTTCTTATTAACAGCTTCAAATAGTATATAAGTAAGATCTTCTATAGCGTAATCTTGTTTAAGGTATCTCTTAACTTTCTCATGTAGAGTATGTATATCTCTATATGTCATAGCTCTATCTGCTGTTAATATACCTAGTACTTTCATACTTCTATAGCTACCACCTAGTTCAGTTGGAGCTAGTGTTACAAAATCATATCTCTTGTGTAACTGTACCATCTTCTATAGCCTCTCTATTTGCGATATTCATATTAAGAGTATCATAATTAACCAGTGAAATATTCTGTACTGGTATATGATAGGTTAGTATCATACTGCCATACTCTTCGATAAGTTCACGCAAAAGAATACTTATAGCTTCTAGCTCTAATCCATTAGTATTCATATAGACATGTTTACCAATCTCTGCTATCTTACTATTAATATAGTTATACTCTAGATCACCTTGTATAAACCTTGCTGATAGTTCTACTATATCTTCTAGTATACTATATATACTAGCTTTATTACTAGTAGGCTCTAATGCTTCTATAAGCATACTTAGTTTACCTATTACAGGTAATCTTATAAGATCAGTATTCTGTGCCATTTACTACCTCCTGATCGAAACATACCATTATAGATTGTTCTAAAGTGCCATCTGGACTATCTATACTAAGTAGATCGTCCATAGTAAGACAAGCTACTGATACACTTATGATATCAGTACCCCATACCCACTTTACTGGTAAATAACCACAACCTATACCAGTCTTAACATTACTACCAGTCATAAACTCTTCATCGTTATATTTTATATTATACATACCTAATAATCTAAGTAAGTAATTAGACATCTCTTCAAATACTCCACTTACATAGAGTTGATCTAATTCATCTTCTAATATAAGATCAGAGTTAAATGGTATCTCATTAGCTCTTATGTAGCTAGATATATTTTGTATATCCATTTGTATAGGGAAGAAATAGTTACCACTATAACTAGTATCTGTATACTCCATTAGATTCTTATAACTATAGTTAGTTATAAGGTAATCTACTATAAACCTAAATAAACTATAGTCATACTGTTTATGCATACTATTATATTTAGATTCAAAACTATCTACATACCATCGATAAAAATTAGATAGGTCTACGTGATGTAGACCTATCTTAACTCCTCTATCTATAAGCTCTTTAACTTTAACCGATAGTATATCAGATGGTAGTAAGCTACCTATTCTCATATTCTACTCCTTAGTTAGCTCCAATACTAACTTATCATTGCTACTATCTAATCTAGTTACATTAACTTCTTTATAATCTATATCGAATATTAGATTAATCTGGTGTTCTAACCAGTCTGTTAATGTAATAAACTTATTATTAAAATCATCTTCTTTAATAAGTTCAAATAGCTGTATAGGATCTTTCTTAGAACCTATACCGATTAGAAAGTCTAAACCTCTTACTACTAACTCGTTATATAGACTAGCTTGTTTAAGTTTATTAGTACTATAGTGCTCTATTAGATATAACTCTAGATCACTACCGTAGATTAACTTATTAGTTATAGCTGGTCTATATTTAGTTAGATCTAATACTTTAGTCTCCATAGCTTTAATTAACCTTTACTAAATATCTTAATACTAAACTACCATATAGCTTAAAGTCAGCTTTATAGAACTCTATAGTAGCACGTTTATCAGAAGGGCCTATATAGTTTCTAATTAGATAGCTTACTATTGGTTCTAGTATGTTATCTCTATAGTTTTCTATATACTCTCTCCAATATCTTATGCTATGTTTATCTTCTATAAGATTTCTATATTCAGATACTTCTCTTAGTATAGCTCTACTAAGTATACCAGATGTATATTCAGTTCCAAAGTTATAAGTAAACCTGTAATCTATATACCTACCTATAACCTCTCCTATAGCATCTAAGCCTTCTTTAGGTATCATAGGTAGCCCTTTAGGACATAGCATATCTTTTACTAATATATCTACTATAACATCACCTAGTTTACTATCAACTGCTATGATCTTAGAAGATATTCTAGCTTCATCTGGAGATATACCAAGTTCCATTAGAGTACCCATAAGTTCATCATCTGTTCTTAATAGATTAGACATATTATTCAGATACTCTCTTATTTCATCTTTATGGTTCATAACTCTATATCCTTTCTATTAAAAATCTATATAGCATATACCATTCTGTATATTAGAAAACTCTGGTATATGTAATATATCTAAGTAAGACTCTTTATACCTATAAGAAGCTATTTCTCCTAATGTGTATATATAGATCTCAAAATCCTTAATAGAGAATACTATTAAGTTATTTTCTATATATGGTAATATAGGTACTATATAGTTATCCCAATAGTCATCTAGTAATCTTAATACTAAACTCTTACTACTAGGATCTAATATATCTAAGTATTTATCTTCTAAATGCTCTTCTATAGATTTATTTCTATCTACCTGATAGAAACACCAACCGTTCTTATTAAAACTAGATCTCCTATAGAGCTCTAAGAAGAACCTATTAGACTCTTCAGCTACTCTACTTCTAATATACTCCATAAGCATAAAGCAACTACAGATGATAGGAGATAAGTTACCTTCTATTCTATCAAACTCTTGTCTAGAAGCTCTAGCTGCTCTAAGTACAGACTCTATCTTAGTTAACCTAACATCTATAGGTATTTCACCTACAAACTTAATATGTTTCTTAGCTATACGAAATCTATTAACCTCGTCAAGGGCTAAAGGATTACTAAACCTCTTGTTCATATTTCACTCCTACTAACAGTTATAATATAATCTTTATAATACATATTTAAACTAACTTTAGTATCTATATTAAGATTAACTCTTTTAGACTTACAAGCTAATAAGAATTGACTTAATGTAAGATGTACTATATCATTACTATAGATTAATACCGTAGCTATTCTATCTATATCAGCTTGTGATATGTTATAGTCAGTTTTATCATATTTAGACTCTATATTAAATCCAAAATTTACTAGTATCTCTTGTACGATTATATATAATACTACAGTAGTTATTTCTACATAACCTGATTTAGTAATTCTATTCTTTCTATTAAGAGTAGTTACTACTTCATCTGGTATAAATAAACCATACCTATCCTTTGTTTCATTAGTTAACATATACTTATTAACCTTTCTATAAGCAATATTCAACTTATTTCTAACTCTAAAATAATATAAACCTAGAGAGATACCACTATGGTATCTCTCTAGTTATACTATAGGAACATTCCTGTTTCATCATCCTCTGCAGCGTGAGTAGGAGCTTCTATCATAGTAGCTTTAAGTTCATCTTGTAGTTTAGCAGATGCACTATTAAGCTCTGATAGTTTACTTATCTCTTCTTTAAGTAGACCAGAAGATGCTACTATATGTAATGGAAATGATTTCTCTCCAAATAGAGCTAAGGCATTTTCAGATACTACAGTACCTATCTTATGGTGTAATACATTAAGACCAAACTCAACATCTTTACCAGGTGCTGTTAATGTTCTAGCTACTGTAGGTATACAATAGTTAGGTAGTTTAATCTCTCCATTGCCAGTATGTACAGATAGACTATATAAACCAGCTGGTGTTTTAATACCTTTATAATCTTGCTGGTTAATAAAGTTAGCCATATCTGTAGAATCTAGAGACTCATTATCTCCAGATAGGAATAGAGACATGATACCCATTACATTCTTAAATCTATCATTAGCTATAGATTCACCTTTAGTTTGTGAAGCATCCATTTCAGCATTATTAACATAGTATGTAATAAGACATTTACCTTTATCAGTAGCTTTCTTATTCAATGTCGCTAATACAGCTTGAGTATTTCTAAGTTTAAGAGCATCTCCTGAATCGCCTATAACTAGAGCAAATGTAGGAATGTTTTTATCCATTAAGTACTCTGCTAATAATATACCAATGTTACTACCAGAACCACCACTAGCACTAAATACTAAACATACAAATGTGTTAGTTTCCTTCTTAGTAAGTTTAATTTTATCTAGGAAGATAGGAACGTTAGCGTTGATCTCTTTAATCATCTCGACACTTCTGGTTCCTCCTGCGCCATTGATAATATTCTTATCGTTACTAGCTAGTTTCTCTACTTTATAAAAATCTCCTATAGGATCTATCATATCATAGTTATTTTTACTAGTATCTATAAAATGGTATTCAATAGTACTAAACCCGTCTCCCATACCTTCAAGACCTTTAATAGCCTTACCAACTACAGAGGTACCACCACCTCCAGCACCTATAACAACTAGTTTGTTACTCATTTCTTTATCCTTTTTTAATATATTTTATAGTATTCTAAATTAACTATATAACGAGTATAGGTATGGCACTATATTAAGGCCATACCTATACTCTGCTTATAGCAACATCATCATTTTACTTAATAGTAGTTATCATCACTGTCATCAGGCAGATTACGTATTTCAGCCGTTATACTTTCTAGTGCGTCTACTATTGTGTTTCTAGTATCTGTAGAACAATAGCCTAGGATGCGTCCTAAAGATACTCTAGAGTCTTCTAATTCATCTCTAGCCGTTTTGGGTTCTTCTACTTCTTCATCTTCCTCATCTGGCTCATAATCTTCCCATGGTTTTGGAAAATCATCATTATCGCAGCAGCATGGATCGAAATCATCGTAGTAGTCCTCATCAGGCTCCTCATAGTCATTACGTTCTACTTCATCGTAGTCATAATAATCATCGTCATAATATTGCATTTTATCATCCTTATAAAAAATAGTTACATCAGTGTGATTTTAAACATATCATTACACTTACACCTCCTTATTTAGATAAGCTAACATAGAAAAGCTGTATAAGCTCTTCTATATAAATAATATCTAACTGATATTAGGTCATTCTGACAGTATATTAGAAGTATTCCATTCAGATAGATAGGCAATACTTTAGATATATTTACCTAAATAAGGATAGTAATAAGAGTACAATAGGTTTATAGTCACCTTTGTCATTAGAGTTCTATTTACTTAAATGTTTAAGTACATAGTTTAGCGTATCCGTTTCCGCACTGTAAGTAAGTTTACCATCTGGTGTGATATAGAAGCTTTTAGAAGCTAGTAAATTATCTATTTCACGCACAGATTCTTTAGTTACTACAGAGTTAAAGGATACCGTATCGTATACTACTATACCATTCTCCATAACAAATGTACAATATGGAGGACATGTAATATCATAAGCTTCTGTAATCTCTTTAAGTTCAGTTACTTCTTTTATCATTAGCCATTCTATATTAGGATCTAGTACCATAGACTTGTATTTCTTCCAGAAGTCATTCTGTTCGAAGAACTCTGAATATGATTCTATTATAGATAGCATAATGTCTTTTTGCATACTATATCTTTTACCATTATTAATTTTAGTTATAACGTCAGAAACAGAGTAATAGTTTTTAGTATCGCGTTCATTCTTTAAATAGCTTCTCAATTCTTCTAACATACCTAATGCTAATTCTGGCGTATGTTCTATTTCTGGTTTATAAGATGTATTCTTAAATACTAGCTCTAGGTTTTTAGCTTTAAAGTCATTAAGCAACTTTAGATTATCTTTAGCCCTTCTTATAGTATAGATATTAGCTCTCGTAGCGTACTCTATAGTACCAGTTTTTCTTTTACCAATATAAACTCCAGAAGCCATGCCTAAACTATTTATTAAACCAGATATTTCATATGCAAGTCTTTGGCTAGTAGTGCTATAAGCGACTAGCATTCTTCCTACTTTACTAATAGAAACAGTACCATCAGTATCTATTAAGCCACTTAATAAACCCCATCTGAAGCCTATAGGAGTATTAGCCCAAAACTCCGGTAAATGCTTATTTATAGCTTTATGCCCTATATGCTTTCTTAATAGATTAGCTACTGGTTTAAAATGCCATGTATGTTTACTATGCCTATAAACGCTATTATCAAACTCGTGTTCCTCAGAATGTGTATAGACTTTACCAGTATATCCATATGACTTTAATACCTCTTCTATTTTATTAGCTATTTGATCATGTACAGTAGCCAGCATTATGCAAGTTGGGTTATTTCTTTTACCAGGAGTTATCTCATTAACCCAGCCATCGCCTATAATAGCTCCGAATAAGTAACCTAAATCAAAGTTAAGTTTAAACTCCACATTCTCTTCCTGAACTGTATATTTAAGTCTGCTAGGTTTAACAAACTTATCATAACTGTTCTTAAGTCTAGGCATTATCATACCGACTTCTGGGTTAGATCTGATGTAATTTAAGTTCATATCGGTAGTGACCAAACTATGTTCATCGCTGCATTGTAAAGTGTGACCCTTTACTGTTTTAACGTTAAACATACGTAACCCTCTATGTACGGAATATGATTCAGGGTGAACCCACTTTAATTCACCTTCCCACATAGTTAGTACTTCTACATCTTCTGGAACTTTATAGAAATCGGTATTACCTTTAGTCTCTATAAGCTCGCTTCTAGGAAAGTCTTTTAAGTTAACTAACCCGTTTGTATACATTATTTTATTTTTATCAGTAACAGGCACATCTATCTCCTTATGATTATTAATGTTATCATTAATATCATTCGGAATTTTTTTAGTAACATTACGCATGTTTACTAGGCCTATAACCGAGTCGCCGTCATACAGTATATTATATCTAGTTCGTTACTCTAGACACAACCCTATTACGAGTTGCTTACAGTCTCCTGTAAGTTTAGACTATATCTCTTACTATAGTATAGTAAGTTACTGCATTTCGATTTAAGAGGTTCTCACTCACCCACTCGGGCCCTACTCCTGATGCCGATATTTTTAGGGCGTCGGCTAAAGGATAGTCGTTGAACACACTTCGTGTACCTTAGTAAGGTAGTTAGAAGCTTCGCTGCGTCGGTTGCCTATGTATCCTCTAGAGTTTTTACGATGCTTATTGACAATATTACGTCATAAGTATTATAGTATATTTCTATCTATAAGTCGTATCTAGTGGCTTTAAGGGTTTCCCGCAATTAACAGTAAATGACAATATACGGCTAAATGTTATTATTATTTAAATAAATATTCTTAGTAAGATACTTATCCAGATCTTTAATATTAGTATTCTGGGTTATTTCTTTAGCATCTTTACTAAGATCTGCTATAGTTTTATAGAACTTACCTTTATAAAAGAACTTTCTATATTTAGATAGAATGTTACATAGTTCAATAGGAATGTCATCGAGTTTTGTCTCATATGTTATGTATTCCGAATTAATGTTTAAGTACGATAATATTTGCTTTTTAATAAAGTCACGTGCTTTTGACCCTTCTTGATTAAAGTACTTAATTTGTTTATAATGTTGCTCTCCATTATACTCTATAACAACATTAAGGTCGTTTATGTAAAAGTCCCATCTATAATCAAAATATTCAACTTTATATTGGTAAGTAAATTTGATATTATTCTTATGTAAAAAATTCCATATAACTTTTTCTGGCGCTGATGTGCTACATAGAGGACATCCAGATTTACCTGTTAAATGGTTATTTGGTTTAACACTAAAATCACCATGCTCTGGACATGTAACTATGACAGGTACTTTATTATTTATATATACTACTTTATCATAGTTATATTTATCACCATGTACTGCTTTAGCGTCTTTTATAAAAGTTTCTATTTTCTTAGGTTGTAAAGACGGATGGTCCTGTTTCCAGCATTCAGGACAGCCTTGTTTTTGCGCACCAGAGTGGTTATGCGGTCTTTGCCAGAATGGACCGTGGATTGGACAAATTATTTCTACAGGTACTTCAGTACCCTTGTATTCCACCCTGCTATAATCATACTTATTACCATGTCTTTCTATTGCTTTTTTTATAAAGTCATCGGCGGTGTATGTTTGTGTTCTAGTCCTGTTCTCTATACCGCATTTAGGGCATCCGCTGCCCTTAAAAAGCCAATGTCGATTTGCGTACCATTGTCCGTGTTTAGGACATGTTACCCATATATGCGTGCCTTTTTCTTTCCACGCGTCTAACGTTATGCCATAACCTTTATCTGGAAACTTTTCGTTTATTCTTTTTAACGTTTCTTCATAACTAATCTTGTTACCAGCCCTCGCATCATAGACACACCCTGGGCAGCATCCAGATTTTAAAGCAGAGTCTGTCATATGTTTTTCATAACTCGTTACATATTCTCCATGCTTAGGGCATATTATAGTTATCGGACTTCTGTAATCTTTAAAAACAACCTTTGAATAATCAAATTTATTATTATGCCTTCTAGACATATTCACTATAGCTTCTTCTTGTCTCATTAGCTTACTCATGTTTAATCCCTTAATCGTATTAATCAAGAGTAAACTTATTATTTATTTAAAAATACTAACCATCAACGTGTTAAATTTTCGCTTATCACCGCCCATACGTGCCAATCTCGAAGTATTACTAGAAGTACCTTGTAAATACTTCTCTCCTAGTACAGGATATTCAGGTAGCTCTAATGTTTCATTATCTAAATAAACTTTAACAGATCTTCCATTAGCAGTTGTTTTTAAATAAACGCCGGAAGGGTAGATCGATCCTAAGTTAATAACTGGATACCTAGTTACTGTAGCTTTAACATCTTTAGATACTTTAGCTACTGATATATAAATCAATTCTCCATATGTTATTGGTCTTAGTTTATTTACATTTACTCCATTAGGTATGTTATTAGTATCTTTAACAACATATATCTCTTTACCTCTATCTTCTACTAGAGCAATATAATCTTCTCCTAGCTTAGCATAATCATTTTTAATAACATCCTGTTTTAACTTATTAAGTATACTATTAAGTCCTACTGTAGTAGTCCAATAGTCTTTATCTTTAGTATTAGCAGTTTTAAAAGTAGTTTTCATAGTCTTACTATCTATTACTTTTACATTGTTATTAAGAGGATTAGCTACACCTACTACAAAGTATTTAGTAATCTCGTGTATAGCTAATGGTAATATAGATTTAGCAAACTGATATAGACCTACTGTAGTATCGTTAAAAGATATTTTATTAGGATCTTTTAGATCTTTTACAGTAGTAGGTAATGATGTTAGTACGTTTCTAGTACCATCCATTATACCTCTAGATGCCCATTTAGATTGTATAAAACCTTTTTTACCATCTAGTAGATTCTTAATATAGTAGAATATGTCCATAGCTATAAGTTGTACTCTATATCTATATGGATCAAACTGACTATAGTTAGATTCTTTTATAGAGTTATTACGTATAGTATTTACAGAACCTATCATCTTAGCATATAGAGTATTGATCTCATCTTGTGTAGGTCTACCTTTAGCATCTAGCTCTATATCTCTCATACCAGCTGGTATAACATAGAAATATCTTATTAGATTCTCTTTCTGTAGAGCTTTCTTAATAAGAGCTATAGCAAAGTCTCTAGACTTAGCTCCAGTAGATCTAAACTCTACTTGATCTAAATAAGACATAAGAAATTCAAATCCAGTAGAACCTTTAGGATCTTCTAGAAATACTTTAGCTTCTTTATTAAAGCTAGCTTTAACTTTACCAGAAGCTATCTTATCGTATATAGGGTCTAGGTCTAATAGTTGTTTAAAAGCAAACGGATGTATTATAGGTATCTTAAGATCTATATAGCCTGCTTTAGTCATTCTCTCTTGTGTACCTACTATACCGAATATAGATTCTGAAAACAGTCCATTTTTATCAAACACTCTAGAGTTAGATTCATAAACAGCTAGAGAAGTAACTTCGCCTAGAAACTTAAGATGTTCTGGTTTTATAGTAAGTAGATCGACATTAAATAATTTATCTAATGGTGTAGCCACATTAACACCTCCTATTATTATTAGTATAAAAAATCAGGAAAATCCAGCCTGTAAAGGCTTTGCTTGCCTGATCTTTAAGCCTATAGTAGGCTTATTTAAGATCTATTAAGTTTAAAAATAAGGAGAGTCATATGGCAAAAGATGACGATTTAGAAGGATTCGAAGATTTTGACTTCGACGATCTAGATATAGATTTTGATTCTGACTCTGGTAGTCTTGATAACGGTAAGAAACGTAAGAAAGGTGATAGACATCCTATAGAGGATACTATTAAAGATACTTACAATGCTGCTGTAGATAATATTAAATCTAAGAAGCTACGTGAACATGCTTCTGGTATTATAAGTAAATCTCTATCTACAGATGCTAAAGCTTCTGCTTATGAACTTAAGAGCGAACTAGATAAAATAACAGAAGAAACTAAGAAACAGTTAGAGCCTGTTAAGAAATCACTATCTTCTATAAGCTCTGGCGTATCTAAAATGATGCCAGAAGGTAAGATAAAGAATATACTTAAAGACTTTAGCGATAAACTAAAAGGTGATACACAATCTTTCTATACAGAACAGAAAGAATCTCTACAAGATTTCCAAAGTTCTATACAAGATGCTATGTCAGGTGTAGAATCCCAAATAGCTAACCTTAGTTTAGCAGCTGGTAGTTCTAAACAGAATCTTGCTAATGAACTATTAAAGAAACAATATATAGCATTAGTAACAGCTAAAGAACAAGATAAGATATTCTATAATAAATCTTTAGAGTTACAATGGCGTACTGCTACTGGAGTAGAAGAGACACTTAAGTTCCAGCGTGAACAGTTCCAAACTTTTACTAAACAGTTTGAAGCTATTATACAGAATACTTCTCTACCAGAAGCTGTTAAGATGCGTAATACAGAACTAGCTGGTACTGTATTAAAACAAAAAGCTTTTAACACTATGTCAGAGACTCTATATAAACGTATATCTCCATTAGAGACATTCTCTAATGCTATCAATAAGAAGATGCGTAACTATATAGAGAATGCTAAAGATGTATCTGGTTCTTTAGAAGATCTAGTAGGTCTATCTGATACTATGTCAGATCTAGATTCATTAGGTATGTCTAAAGCTGGAGCAGCTGGAGCTTTAGGTTCTGATCTATTATTAGATTGGTTCTACGGTAAAGCTGGTAAGATGCTACCTAAGTCAATACGTAATAAAGTAGAAGGTAATCTTAATGCAGCCGCTGCTAACCCATTAGACTATCTTAGATCTTTAAGATCTAATAATGCTAAAGGTCTATTCGGTAAGCTATTTAATAAAGGTATGGGATTTCTAGAAGATGATCTAGATACTAGAAATAAATTCTCTAATATTAAGATTAATAAAGCAGAGTTAGATAGTCAAGCTCTATTCGACGGTAGAACACATAATACTATCAATACTGTTATACCTATGTTACTATCTAAGATACATAATGAAGTATATGGTTTAAGAACTGGTAAATCAGTATCTGAAGATACAGAGTTAACATTTGATGTTAAAACTCAATCTTTTATTACTAATAAGGATATGAGAAAGCAACTCAGATCTAGTATAGCTACTGATATGATAGCTGTTGCTAGAAGAGCTGCTGTAGGTATGAAGAAAGAAGTAGTAGAAAGATGTAAAAATATAGAGACTGCTAATAAAGATAAGATATTCTCTAACCTAGATAAAGCTTTTATATCTTATATTACAGAATATGGTTCTATATCTCCAGAAGCTATGACAACTACTAAGTTCTTACAGTTTATACCAGATCAATACCAGCTAGAAGCAGCAGAGCTATTCAATGCTTTTCTATTCTCTCTAAGGAATGGTGGTAATAGTAAAGGTACTTATGAAATGTTCTCTAGGTCTGGAGAGATGCTTAAACTCTCTCCTATGCTACTAGATAAATATGCTACTGGTATGAATGCTAATATGTTAGCTAAAGAAGGACTAGTAGACTATAATGGTCTTACTGGTGGAGCTATGGTAAATACTAGTGGTATACAATCTAGATTACATAGAGCAGCTAGAACTAAACGATATAATCTTAACTCACAACTTAGAGAAGATTATGAAGTATATGACATCAACCTAAGAGAAGATCTTAACTCTGATATAGAGAATCTTAAACAGTACTATGGTAAAGCTAGAGATGCTTTTAAAAATGGTACTGATATGTCACATGCTTATAGTTCTAAGTATGGTGTAGCTATTAAATATGGAGATACTCCAGAAGAAGAAGCTGCTGCTAGAGAATATGAAACATTACGTAATCAGTTCATTAAGGATTTTGAAGAGAACTACGAGAATATAGAACTTAAGAAAAAAGATCCAGTAGAGTATGAACGTAAACTACAGAGAGAGCTTAAGAAGTGGAATAAATCTAGAGAACCTAAATCTCTACTATCTAAAGTAAGTTCTAGTTTACGTAAGTACGTAGATGAACATAAAGATAACCCTGTTATACTTAATCTGTTTAAAGCTAAAGCTAAAGTAGAAGAAGTAGAGAAACAATATGGACCTAAAGCTTTAGATGTATTAGATAAAGCTAAGAATAGTGCTAATGTTAATATAGAGAAAGCTAAGAACTATATTAACTCTGAAGAAGGCTTAAAGAAAGATTATAACGAAGCTAAGAGTAAGACTATAGCATTTTTAGATTCAAAAGGTATACCTACTAATATAACTATGGATCAAGCTACGTCTTATCTTAAAGATAAGTATAATACTGCATATACTGCTACTGTTAATGCTTATAATAAAGCACCAGATACACTAGCAGAGTTCCAAAAGAAGTTTAGAACTGAATATATAGATAAACTAGCTAAGATATTACCACCAGAAGAGCTAGAGAAAGCTAAAACTTATCTTAATAGTACAGACCCTAGGGAAGTTATGCAGAAAGTAATAGATTCTGCTAATGCTGGTTATGGTTCTGCAAAAGAGATAACTACTTTAGGTATACGTGCTGTAAATGGGGACCCAAATGCAATACAAGAGCTTAAAGATAAAGTAGAGAATACTAGTACTAATGCTAAGAAAGCTATGGACGAGCTACAAGATCAGTTAGTTACTATAGTAGATAACAATACTAAAGAGTCTAAGAAGAAAGCTAAACAGATAGTAGACAAGTTAAAAGGTTCTGATAAGAAACAACCTAGTGATTATGAAAACTATATCAATGCTATTAAGAAAAAGAAAGCTTCTGATAGAACTCCACAAGAGCAACAGGACCTATTAGACTATAGAGTTGATAAAACTTATAATATGTTAGGATCTGCATTAGGAGCTCTTAAGAACCCTATGGGATGGATGGCTAAACAAGCTGGTAACTTAGCTATGTGGGGTGTTAAATCTGCTATAAGATTTCCACTGTCTGGATTTGCTAAAGGTAGTAGAGCATTTGAACGTAAACTATATGCTAGAGCACTGAAAGATGGTATACCATGGTTATTAAAATCACCTTTTACTCTTGGTAAAGGTGTTTTAAATACTGGTACTAAATTAGCTAAAGGTGGCACTAGTTTATTAGGTGGTTTAGTAGATAACCCTATAGCTAACTTTATGCGCGGTATGGATAAAAAATTATGGGGCGGTGGTAGAGATGATCACCTCTATGGAGAAGATGATCCAGATAGCCCTGCTAATAAGAACAGCTGGTGGAATAGACTTAAGTCTACTGGTAAAGCTGTTAAAGATAAAGTAACAGGTAAGAAAGAAGATAAGAAAGATAATAGTTTCTTTAGTAAGCTTAAAGGTTGGTTAGGACCTATACTAGGTATAGCAACTACAGCTATAGGAGCTATAAGTACTGGTGTTACTAAAGTAGCTGGGTTACTTGCTAGTGGATTCTCTACACTAACTGGATTAGGTATGCGTATAGTATCTGCATTAACGACAGTATTAGGTCCAATAGGTAAACTATTAGGTAAATCTGCTGTTAAACTAGGTGGTGCTGCAGCTGCTGGTGCTACTAAGGTAGTTGCTGCTGCTGTTAAGACTAAAGCAGGTCAAGCTGTTGTAGAAGGTGCTGCAGCTGCTTCTAGTAAGATAGCTAAAACTAGTTTAGCTAAGAAGATCATTTCTATACTAGAAGGATTTAAAGGTACTATACTAAAACGTTTAGGTAGTAAAGCTGGAGCTAAGTTAGTAGCTTCTCTACTAGGTAAGATAGCTTCTAGAGCTGTACCTATATTAGGTTGGGGCTTATTACTATACGATGCCGCTAAAGCTATTAAGTATATGACAGTAGATGGATTATCTATAGGATCTGCTGTATCTAAAGCAGTATTAGGATTTGACCTATTTGACGATAATGATCCTGCTGTAGATGAAAATGGAGAACCTATTAAACCAGATGAACCTGATGTAGCTAAATCTAAAGCAATGCAAGCTCAAGCTGAAGAAGATGCTAAGAAGAAAGAAACTGGTCTATATGTAGTAGATAATAAAGCTGTTACTAAAGAAGAGTTCGAGAAAGCTCAAGCTGAGAATAAGAAACGTAAAGCTAATGGAGAAGATGAACATAAACTATATTCTAAAGTAGTTATTACAGAAGATAAAACTGTATCACAATCTAGAATAAAATATAAAGATTTTCTACATGCTTTAAATAGCCTACCTATGGCAGATAGACAACTTAAACTTAATGCAGATCTAGATGGTATTAAACAAAACTTTGGTACTCTATTAGAAGGACATCTATATGATCTTGGAGAACCATTAGGTAACGTATACTGGGATGTATTAGGTTCAGAATCTTCTATAGTTATTAAGAACCTAAATGACGGTACTTATAGAGATCTAGAGATCTCTAGCTATTATGATGCTCTTAAAGCTATGGGTAATGATAATGTTAATAAGTTACTAGATGCTGTAACTGGTAGTAGCTCTTGGAGTAGTAACCAACAAGCTGTATATTTAGAGTGGCTTAAGAAGAAGATTAACTCTATTATGGATGCTATACTAGAGAAAGCAGAGAAACTTAAAGGTTCTGGTATAATGGGTATACTTAAAGGTTTATTAGACTCTATATTCGGAGGTAAATCTGATATACCTAAACAGAATACTAATGTACCTAGAGTAAATACTGGCAATAACTTTGATAGTAGATCTAATACCTATATGGATAATAAAGCTACTATAGGATCTAGTAATCTTAACTTTAGCTCTAATGGCGTTTCTATCTACGATAAGCAAGGTTCTAATAGTAAAAGAAAAGAAGGATTCGATAAGAAGAATCTTTTAGATATAACTAGAAGAGCTATGGAGAGAGCTGGTTGGGGCCCTACAGAGCAAGCATTATTTCTAGCGCAGATTACACATGAAACTGGTAACTTCCGATATATGGAAGAGATAGCAGATGGTAGCGCTTATGAAGGTAGAAGAGATCTTGGTAATACTCAACCTGGCGACGGTATGCGTTATAAAGGTAGAGGACTTATACAGGTTACTGGTAGAGCTAACTATGAGAAGATAGGTAAGATGCTAGGTTTAGACTTAGTTAATAACCCTGAACTCGTAGCTAATGATCCTAAAGTTGCTGTAGATGCTTCTATGGCATGGTGGGAGCTTAAGAAAAAAGAATCTAAAAGATTTAGAGAGTCTATAGAGAATGGTGACATAGTAGATAACACTAAAGGTGTTAATGGCGGTCTTAATGGATTTGGAGAGAGAGCAGCATACTATCAACAGTATAAAGAGTTCTTAGCTAAGAATGGTACTGGTGCTAATCCAGCAGATACTCCTAATTCTGATCAAGCTCTTAACCAAGGTTATCAAACTAGTTCAGGTTCGTTCAGTGGTGATGCTTCTACTGTAGTACCATCTGGAGATCCTAAAGTAGATGCTATGGTATCCGCTATTAACTCTACAGCTACTCCACAGTCTAGAGGTAAATGTGCTACTGCAGTTAGAGAAGCTTTAGATGCTGGTGGTTTCAAAACAGCTGATGGTCAAACCGTTACACAAGCCTTTAGAGATAAAGGTTTAGCTGGTTCAGCTTACATGTACGATAGTAATGGTATATTAAGCTCTGTAGGATTTTCTAAGATAGATCCTAATACAACACCAGCTACAGGTGATATAGAAGTATTCCCTGGTTCTAGTGCATCTCCACATGGACATATACAAGTCTATAATGGTAATAACTGGGTATCTGATTTTAATCAGAATGGTGGCTCTATGAACAGACCATATGGCGCTCCTGGTGCTAAATATGCTGGTATAACACCTAACATGTATAGATACTCTGGTAGCTCTCCAGTTCCAGACGATGCTATGGCTTCTAAACCAGATGGAGCTACTGTAAACTCTACAGATACTAGTACTACACAAGCTGCTGATGCTGGTAATAATATACTAGCTAAGTCTATAGATGCTGGTAACGCAACACAGACACAACAACTTGATGTACAGAAACAGATGTTAGACGCACTTACTGCCCTTAATAAGACTATAAGTGCTACGCCATCTGATAGAATACAGGATACTCGCAATGCTGTTAATAATAATACTAACTATACTGGTAGTAAGAATGATAGACAGGTAGCTAGTAGAACTGATAGAGCTAATGCTCTCTACGATATGTCTAATGGTAGTAGGAAGGCTGAGAAACCAGCTTTAATTAACAGAGATGATCTTGTCAATCCTGGTAAAGCTGTATAAATAAAAAAATAAAGATGCTACTAGAGTACCATAAGGTACTCTAGTAGTTATCTTATTTCTTATTATTCTCTTTATAGTATTTCTCTCTAGAAGCTTTATCTTCTTCTTTCAGTCTAGCTTTATCGAATACACCTAAATGCTTAACTGCTTTATAAGATTTAATAAGTTCTGTTATGCTTTCATCGTTAAACCTATCTTCTTTAAGTAGCTTCTCTACGTTTCTTACTATATCTAGATAAGTACCTAGTTTAGTTATATTCATAAGTACTGGAGTACTAAACTCTGGTACATATTTATTCCTTACTGCATACTTAGCTATAGTCAATGGTAACTTATTCTCTTTTAACCATTTCTGTAGCTTACTATCTTGTGCTACTCTAGTACATATTACATATGCTACTATAGCCCAATAGTTAGGTAGTTTAATAGTAGGTAATTTTCTTATTATACCAAGATCTTTATTACTAAACTGTCCTTTAGTTACTAACCTACTAGGATAATATTTAGTACTTACGAACTGTATAAACCTACCTATACTTCTTACATCTCCTATTACTGTTCTAAATAGATAGTTATAGTTAACACTTAAGCTTCTACCTAATTGAGATTTACTTTCAGCTACTAGAGATATATAGTCTTTACCTTCTTCTAGTCCTTCTATATTAGGAAACTCTACTCTATTCATTATCCACTCCTTCTACTATACCACTCTCTGGTAGACTATCTATATACTCTTTTCTAGTCTTAGCTATCTCAGCTTCAGATTGAGCTTCAGTCTCTTTTACTAGCTTAGGTGCTAATAGGTTTACTATACGCATACTAAGTACTCTTAACATCATACCTTGTACAAACAATGCACCATAAGTCTCTAGTATAGAGTTTTTATACTCTGGCATAAGGTTTACATAAGTCTTATGTAGATCTTCGTCAAATCTAAGTGGAGTATATATTTCAGCTACGAAACTAGACATACTGAATACGTTTACACCTTGTTGTACAAAACTAGTATTTAGTATTTGTAGTATCTCTATTCTAGTCTCTTGTTGTGCTGGGTTAGCAAATATCATACGTTTATATCTATCTAGACCTTTAAACGTAAAATAACCAAATGTGTTTATAGTATCTAAATCACTTAGAAAGTCTGTTAAAGCTTTTACATTACCGTAGCTATTGACTAACATCTCTGCTGCTTTATCTAATATCTCTTCTGTTATGACTACGGCTTCTTCGTTACTCATCGTCTTCTCTTTTCTTGCTATTCTTAGCTTTAGCATTCTTTATAAGCTCTCTTAGTTCATCTTCAGATAGATTACTAAGATCTGTTAGTGGTCCAGCTGTATTTACTACATGTTGTGTAACTTCTATCCATTCAGAGTTACGTTTAGTACGTACAGCAACAGTAAATCTAAAATCTGTTATCTCTAATAGATGTGATATAGTCTTAACGAATACGTTAAATGTCATGCTACTATCTGTAGCTTGATCATATAGCCTCACATCTAGTTTCTTATCTAGTACTGTATCTAATTCAGTTCTATAGAGCCTATCTTTAAGCTCAGCTCTCTTACACAGTACTTTAAGTTTATTAGTAAGTCCCATCTTACCTACTAATGCTCTAAACATAGCTGCTAGTGTACCATTAGCAGTATGTTCAACTTCTTTACTATATACTTCGTTAGAAGTATGCTTAGCTCCCTGAGTAACTTCATTACCCATTTTAAACTCCAATCTTTCTATATACGTCTATATAGAAAAGTTTTATTTTATAGAAGAATAAACTTGATCTACTATTCTTCTTATATAAATAATATGTAACTGAATTGTTCTCAGATTGACACTGAGTTTAACATCTTGTTTCATACCACTATATATATTAAAATAGTTATTAAACTTCTTAAATACTTCTAATAGTCTTTTTATATCTCTAATAGGATCTACTGGTATTCTACCATCTACACTAAGAAACTCTAAATAGCTAATATGGTTTATCTTATCTCCAGATACTAATACAGTTTCTATATAGCTATTTAATATATCTTGTTTCATTATCTCTTCTAGTACTTCTATATACCTATCTATATTATTAAATATAAAATCAGATTCTAACCTATATAGTAACTTTAGATCTATATCAGAGTTTATTATTTTATCTATCTTATCGCCATATGTTAATGGCTTAGATTTCTTAAATAACCAATCTAGCATACGGCTACCTTTCTTACTTAAAATATTTACTATAGAACTCTTTTAAAAAAATATATTAAGCTGTACATTACCATTCTAAATAAGATTAGAATGGTAATGTATACATATAGTGTGGGTTTATTATTAATTCTTTATAAGTAACATAAGCCATAGATAAACTATCTATAGCATGCTCCGATAGTAAACTTAGATCTATTAAATTAGCTATCTCTGGTATCTTATAGAGGTTCTCTCTCATAGAGTCTTTATCTGCTTTACCAGTAGCTCCTACAGCAGCTTTTATATACTTAGGAGCATATTTAAATATTCTACACCAAGGATTAGAGATTCTACTAGATAGCTCTATAGTAGCTACATATTGAGATAGTTGTATAACAGATTTAGGAAATCTACTATTCATAAACGCAGCTTCTAATCCTATAGCTAATGGGTTATAGTAGTAGTGTAAACCACTTATAACCTCTCTAAGTTTTACTAGCCTAGATAACATAACATTATAAGTACCATCATCTACATATCTATCTAATACTATAGTTTGGCTCTCTATAGCTACTATATTATTAGTTACTGTATCTATATGTAGTATACCTATACCTAGATTATTTCCTGGATCTATACCTACTATAGTATAAACATTATCATTACACTCCATAGTCTAAATCCTATTTATAAGGATCTATATTGTAAAATGGCTCTGCACCACCTATCTCTATAGCTCTTTGGAATTTCTCTTTACTATTTAAGTCTAACATAACATCAAGATCTAAATCTACAAAATAAGTAACTTGCATATCTACTGCTTCAGTACCATAACTAGTACTTACATCATAGCCATGGCATATACCTAACTCTGTTATTTTAACTACATTCTCTAGGTCTAGTAATTTTAATACATTCTTAAGTTCTTTTTGTTCATCTTCTAGTAAGTTAAACTCCATCTTAAATCTATTTATAACAGAGTTAGTCTCTATAGCTAGTTTAGGATCAGATGGTTTATGTACTGGAGTAGGATTTAAGTATCTATCAGAATCAAACTGCATTATACTTAATACATCGTTTTTATCTATCTTATTAACTAAATAGTTATAGTTTCTATAATCTATAAGATCACATACTCTAGCATAATATGCATAGTAGTCAGTACCTTTGATATTGATAGTCTTACGTAGTCTATACTTCTGTCTAGTATACATATCAAGATCATTACTAACTTCTCTTATTATAAAAGGTATATGGTTAAATAGAGCAGCATCTAGTACAGAGTGTGGACTATATTTATAAGCATTTACATTATCTATTATAATATTACCACCCACACCTAGTACAAAGTATTTAACTCTAGGAAATACTGGTTGCTCTATAGTACCAGTTGGTGTATGATCACCTGGCATAACAGAGAACTTTTCATTTAGAGTAGTATTCTTATGTACTTTATAGTACCTATTAGCTAACATAGCATTTATTAGTGTTAAACCATATATGGTAAGTTGGCTACTTTTGATCATCTTCTTCTCCTAGTATAGCTTCCATAGTTAGCTCTGGTTGCTCTAAACTAATCTCACCTGGTACAAAATCAGGTCTACTTAGGTTTACATCATCGTCTTGTAATTGAACATCTTTGGTCTCAGTACCACGGAGAGCTTGTTGTGCTCTCTTATTAGCTTGTTCTCTTAAGATACCTGTAATAGTAGCTTTAATCTCAGCTTCATTCTTAACAGCAGTCTGTTTAAGTCTAGTGTTAGCTGCTTTATCTATAGCAGTGTCTATAGAGTTAAGTACTTCATTAGCTACTCTTATATCTCCAGCTCTCTTTGGAGCACCTTCTTTAAATATTTCTCCCATGATACTAAGTCGATAATTAAGTGTTCTATCAAGTAGTTCTTGTTCTACTTCTGTATATATGCTATTATTGCTTTCCATAATTATTTAATATTCCTTTCTAATATAATATATACTTAAGATCACGCAAAGGTACTTTATTAGAGAATACAAGAAGTTATTAGATTAACATAAAATATAGATATGGAGTTTATAAAGATGAAGATACATATGTTCTTATATACAGATGGTTCAGCTGGACCAACTGTACCAGGTTATATAGGTATGGGCTATCATGGTTATTACTACGATGACGAAGCAGAAGTAAAACGTTCTGGAGATGTACCTAAAGATGGTTTTCCTTCTAAGGTAGGTTATTTAGGACCTGATAATATGTCTGGTTATTCTAATATAGAACACCTTAAAGTAAATCCAATAGGTTACCTAGATGGTCACTATTCAGATGGTATAGCTATAGGTTCTAGTAACGAAGCAGAGACACAAGCTATTAAGATAGCATTAGAAGAAGTTACTAAGTATATGGTAGTTAATGATCTACCACTTAAACAACTTACTATACTATCAGATAGTCAGGTAGCTCTTATTATATATACTAGAGTTATGAAGCATATTAAAGAGAATCCAGATTGGTTAACATTAGATCAAACTAAGCTTAGAGAAGAAGTTGATAAGAAGTATGGTTCTATAGCAGAGTCTACTAAACAACATATTACAGAACTTATACCATATGTATACTCTAAGCTTAAAGAGCTTAATAATCCACATATAGTATTTGAGAAAGTAGCTGGTCACTCTGGTAATATTGGTAATGAAATAGCAGATATGCTAGCTGTTACAGCTAGAAAGAATTCTAAAGATGGTAACTTAGTAAATAATGTAGTATGGAATACAGAACGTTATTGGAAACCTAATATAAGTAGACATCCATTCTTAAGGTTTAGACAGTTATTCTTTATACATAATACTGATAATAATATTAAACCAGATAGTGCTTACTTTACTATTATGGACTATGGTTCTATAGATATAGGTAAACGTTCTGGAGAACCTCTATATGGTATGGTAAGACTAAACGAAGTACCTACTGAGATAGTAGACGTCATTATGTCATACCAGAAGACATTTACAGAATATCCTATGCTAGTATATACATTAGACTTAGATAAGTTCTATAAACCAGAGTATAAGAGATTCTTTAGTGGTTTAGGTAAAGATGCTCTAGTACCAGATAAAGGCGGTAACCTATCTGTTATGTCTAGAGACACTATGATATATCCTATTAAACCAGCTGGCTTAGCTAAGAGAGTATATGATAAAACAACTTCTTTAATCTCTATACTAGAGAGAGCTAGAGAAGAAGTTAATACACATAAGAATGGTACTAAAGGTAGATGGTATTTTGATATTACTAGTAGAATATATACAGCTAGTGGTAAGAAGAATATTTGTACATTAGCTTCTGGTACTAAAGATATACCATTAAAAGGTTTTGAATTAGACTCTAAAGAGCATGCTCTTAATAATAAACTTATATTAGGTATAGATCTACCAGATCGTAATACTCTTAAGTCTATGGAGAGTTTTGATCCTAAAGTATATGTAATGTTCCAACAAGATGGACCAGCAGCATTCAATTACTATACGTTTATATTTGCAGACTCTATAGGTAGTTATGGTATATATCATAACTTATTTAGTAGTCTAGTATTGTTTAACACTAAGAAAGGTAAATAATGAATTTTAAAGAAGAATTAGCTAAATGGAGAGAAGAGCGTTCTATAACACTAGAGTCTCAACTACCAGGATTAACAAGTAACCTCTTAGAGGAGGTTACTGAACTTAGTAGAGCTACTGAGCTAGTTGATGTTATAGATGCTATGCTAGATTATAATGTATTTTTAGCTAATGCTATAGAAGGTATAAATATAGATCCTATACTAGATCCTGAGATAGTTAAAGAGATAGAAGAGAAACATAAGAAGTTATCTGTAATGACACAAGAAGATCTAGCTCTATATAAGAAATCTTTAATATCTCTACTACTAGAAGGTATTAGAGCTTCTATAGCTATCACTATGCCTAATATAAAACAAGAGCATATAGATAGCTTTACAGAATACTTAAATGGTATCATAATCAATATTAAATCTAGTATAACATTACTTAACTATGATTATGCTAAATGCTTAGAAGAGGTTATGAAAGCTATACATACTAGAAAAGGACATTGGGATAATACTATATGTAAGTTTGTAAAAGATAAAGTACAACCAGATAGATACGAACCAGATTACACTAACTGCAAACTATAAAAAACAACTAGAGTATGTCTCGTACATACTCTAGTTGCTATAATTCATTTTATTTAGGAGTGTAAATGAAAAAGATCAGTTCTCTGTGCTACACTGCTTAACTTATAATCTAATAAACACAAACATTATCAGACTATTCATTATTCAGCTGGCTGATCCTCAGTAGAACTATTAGACTCTTCAGTTGTATCTGTAGATGTAGACTCCTCTGTAATTTCTGTAGTCTCTTCTGTAGACTCTTCAGAACTAGATTCATCTCCCATATCCATATCTTCGTCCATACCCATATCCATATCACTATCTTCAGAACCTTCTTCAGATCCTACATCAGAACTACTATCATAACCTCCGTAGTCAGATCCAGAACCCATATCTCCGAATTTATCTATAACTTGTTTTTGATAAGATTCAGATAGTTTCTTAACATCTTTACCACGTCTCTTAGCATACTCTATGAATGCTTCTACTACAGATTGTGACATATCAGCATTCTCATCTAGGAATGGGTACATTAGATGTCCATCATCTTGTTTTACATACCATTCGAATAACTCTGGCATATAGTTATTGTTCTGTAGCCATTTCTTAAGAACACCAGCTTTTATAATACCTTTAATTTTATCAGCATCACCACCAGCTCCACCTATAAAGTATGTATCTAATAGCTCTGGAGAGTATAGAGCATCTGCTGCTGAGTCTAGTCTAGTTTTAAATCCATCGAATGCTTGTGCTTTCTCATCATCATTACCAAACTCTGGATATGGTAATACTACTTCTAGTTCTGTTCTAAATATATCGTAGATATACTCTGCCATATCAGAAGCTTTTACTTTAGATAAGCTAACATCAGCATCTTCAGCAGTTTCTGCTTTAAGATGTTTATTTATAACTTCTTTATTAGCTTTTATAGTATCTAGTACTTCTTGTTTTAACAATGGATCATTAGTTAAGTATTTACGTACATGCTTACTAAGCATTAGCATAAACTTATCTTGTAACCTAATGATACGTTTTGCTAATAGTTTATTCTTAAGTACTACAGTAGCTGCAAAATCTTCTTTAAGACCTTGTTCTATAAGCTCTGGAGATATACCTAATGATTTTAATATCATATTCATTATGTTAGTATAAGTCTCATTACCAGAGTCTATAACATCACCACCTATGCCAGTTCTAGTATCTCTAGTTACATCCATCTTAGGTAGATATGGAGATACTACTTTAAGAGTATAACCTTGTCTTATTATCCAGTTGTGTAATGAAGTATGTTCTGTAGTACCTAAAGGAAAACCTACGTTATTAGTACGTAGTACTTCTGACATATACTTTTCAGCACTAACCATAGGGTTAGTATCATCTTCATCTAGCTCTAGTGTAATATCAGTAACTGGTATCATATTCTGTATACTAGATTTAACATTAGCATATAGTAGCATACCGGCCATAGATGCTAATACTAATAGATCTTCTAATAGTGATTTACCAGTACCATTCTTTCTATAGTCAAAAGCATAATACTGTACTAGCTCTACTGGC